ACGGTAGTGGTAAGGTTGCTGTTAGTACAGTTACATCGACACAATTGGCTACAGTTTCTGCTCGTGTATATGGTACAGAATATCAACTTGCAAGTGACTTGACAAGTACAAGTACTAATAGTACAACACCAGTCGCTAAAGTAACCATGACAACAACAGATTTACCATCAGGTACATATAAAATTGTTGTACACTGGGTATGGTCAAGAAATAGTGCAGCAAACTCAGGAAGGTTTAATGTAACTATTGGTGGTGTTGCACAAGGTACAAGAACAACAATGGAAATTGAGAACGGTGATACGACAGATATTCGACCTGAAACCCGAATATTCTATAAAGCGCTTTCAGGTGTAAATACAATAGTGTTTAACCATTGGGGGGAAAGTACCGCCAATAGTACAACAACATCTGATGCAACAATTGAATTAATAAGAGTAGAATAATATGGAAAAACAATTATTAGGATATCAAATAAGTGGTCAAACCGTAGGTATTGATATTCAATCATGGAATTCGGATGATTTAAACGGAAATCCTGAGTTTAAAATTATAATTAGTGGATCAACAATTCCAAATGAGTATATAGACATTAGTTCAATTGTGAATTGGAACTCTTATGGGGAAAGCGTCGCAAATGACTATATGTGCGTCAGGTTTAAAATTAAAAGTTTATGCAAAAACAAGGGTTGGTCAAATATGACGAACGAAGAAAAAGATATTGCTATTAAACATTATATTAGCGACGACCCAACGAACGCTGTAATTTATTTAATGACAACTAAAGGTATGTCTCAACAACAAGCACAAGGATTTGTGTTAGTTGCTTGGCACAAGTATCACGCAAAATTACTTGAAGCAGCAAATCAGAGAATGTATTATTTAAAATTTGTTGTACCACAACATTTATCACTAAATGATTGTGAAAAATTATTTGATGATGCTCAGAGCCTAATCTATGAGTTCACACAATTAGGTAGATTCGGTATTGAAATGGGTGATAAAAAAAGTGGGTTATTGGATTATATTATGTCAACAAATGATTATTCTGGGTCAGGTATGGAAGAAAGCGGTTTGACTTTACTTCAGGGAACTTGGGATAGTTTTAGGTCAGCATTATATGCAATATTAGTTGATGGAATTTATGATATGTATATAGACTAGACGAAATGTCTAAAACTCTATAATAAACTTCCTGTTAATATATTTATAAGAAATAGTAAAAGAACCCCTTATGTTATGGCAATATACCCAAATTTGGTTTATGAATATTATAGTCTCGATGATAATCTTTGTCATTTTGATTCCATTCGATTAGATGAATATGACAATTCACTTATCGATAGTGGATACACATATTCCGGGTTAACTTTAACTCTTAATTTAACCGATTTCACCCCACATTTTGATACATCAGGACACACATACTCAAACATAATTTTAAATAACGATGTTTACTCTTATACGGGGATTACGGGTGAAACTCATTTTTTCACAATACAGGACTTTTATTTGGGAGCAATTCCATATATCGATCCACTATTAAGTGGTGAAACGGAATCAACGGTGGTAACGGGATTTACAACCTCAATAACAGGATGTACGGATTTGTTCAGCGGACTTACTGGCACATGTTGCCCAACCGAATCAGTATTATCAAATCTTCCTTGGGTATATCAAATAGACCATGGAACGGGTATTGGAAATTGTGAACCGTTCATTCAACGTAGACCTGTATCGGGTTGGACAATCGATTATGTTTTTAACAGGGAAGATCTACCTTGGGAAGACGTAGTTTTCTTTTATACGGGAGTTCGAGATGAATATAACCCAGATTATTATCTCGACAATAATATGTCCTTCAGTTTTACCTCAGATGGTAGAATTCGATTCCAATCTATGAGATATAGCGGATATTGTGAAACAGTTTCCGGATGGACTGAGTATGGTTACATATATTCAGGACAAACGATGCCGTTATGCGATAATGGAGTATCAGATGATTTTAATATAACCATTTCTTTTGAAAGATATTATCCGTATACTGGATGTGACTTGGCAAATGAAGGGGGTTGGAATGATTTAATACATACGGGTGTAACCTCAACAACCGGGTCGACTATTATTAATGAATGGCCAGCGGAACAGTTAAGTTCGTTATGGTTAGAGGAAAGATGGAAAAGATTAGGAACATTAAGAATATATCACAATGGAAGACCATTACAATTCGAATCTCCACCCCCAACGGTGAGAAATTTACGAATACTTCCAATATATCATTATAAAGATTTTGAAGAAATAATTTTATCGGATAGAGGATTTCAACCCTTTACCCATGCAGTTGGTGGAGGAGTAACTGGTAGTGGAGGAATTCACGATAGTGTTTGTTGTTATTCAATAAAATATGCGGCGTATTTTGAAGATCCTATGAATGCCCTATATGTTCGTGATAGGTATTTAGATTATACTAAACCAACTTTTAATATTACCGAATGTTGGGAAGAATGTGTTGACAATCTATCAAGATTTATTGTCGATGCAGTGCTCAGTGATGATGTTTTATACTATTTATTAACAGACGATGGTTATTTTTATATAAAAACAGGAATATAATTAATTTAATATGGCAATTTCGGGAAAAACAATATCAAATTTAGACGCTAGCACATTAGCAACATTACGTGAATTCAGTAAGCCATATAATGTGTACACAGCATTTATAACACAATCAGGAGAAGACAATCCATTTCCTGTTGAATATGAAAACACATTGGGTGATATTGAATGGGTTAGAATAACTGGCGGAACTTATGACGTTATCAGTATTGATGGTGTTTTTACTGCAAATAGAACAATCACCATCCATGATAAACTATTCCAAATTGATGGCGAATTTTATGAAATTACAAGCTCTTGGGTTAGTAGTACACATATTTTAGTTTCAACATCAAAAGTGGAACTAACTGGTTCAACTCTAATGGATACCTTATTTAATAATACTTTATTTGAAATCCGCTCATATTCTGTTGTTCCACCTGTAACTCCAAGTGTAACACCATCACCTACACCATCAATTACACCATCAATTACGCCATCAATTACGCCATCAATAAGTGTAACACCGTCTATAACACCATCTATAACCGTGACACCTTCGGAAACTCCGTCGGTAACACCAACAATAAGTGTGACGCCATCAATAACACCATCGATAACTGTGACACCTTCGGAAACTCCGTCGGTAACACCATCTGTGACACCTTCAATATCTATAACACCGACACCGTCAATAAGTATAACACCATCAGAGACACCCTCTGTGACACCATCAGAGACACCCTCTGTGACACCTTCTATGACGCCTTCGGTAACACCATCGGTAACACCTACGGTGACTCCATCAATAAGTGTAACCCCTTCAATAACACCGCCGCCTCCGTCGCCATCGCCACTTAGATTAGAATTTTTTATTGGTAATATGGACCCATATGATACCCCATTAGATGCTTGTACATATGGTATAACAGATGAGAATGTTTATCTATCAGCGGGAATTTATGTCCCTGTACTTGGAACTACCCTATGGGAGGATCAATTTGGTGATGAGCCATATTTTGGAAACGGATACAGTTATTATTATTTAACCAACGGAAGTAACAGCTGGGCTGTTAAAATTGCTGGCGATGGTGAAATTACCGAAATTACGGCTTGTTAAAATAAATTATTAGGTTATATTTATAATATATGGATTTTTTTATAAGACAAGGAGCAACAGACCCAATATTAAAAATGAGGTTAATTGACGACGGGAAAAATGATAAGTCGTCATTTAATGAATTATTGGAGAATTCGGATATTACATTCGAAATGAGTAGCGTTAAAAACGAAGTACCGTACATTCTTGGTGCTCCGTGTCAATTAGCTCTTAGGGTTAAGAAATATCAACAAACGACAGATGAATATTACATCATCTATCGTTTTACTGAGTTACAAACATCTGAAAAGGGTAAATTTGAAGGAAAATTTACGATACAGTTTCTCGATTCAATGGGAATTCCTTCAACAAAATTAATTGTACCAATTCAAGAAAAACTTTATATTAATATTATTTAATCAGGAAGTTCATCATGGTTGGCGAACGCTCGTCCATCGGTCTTTATGATTTCGTCCTCCCTGTCGTCTGAACCCTTTTTTTGTTCTTCTACTAGAGCTCTGTTAAGATTGACCCAATATTCATCTACGTGATTAATACTGTCTTCAAGATACATCATATATGGATCCCAACCCACACGATTCCAAAATAAAATCTCCATATCGGATAATGTCATTACTTCGTTTAAATCATCCTGACCTTCGGGTTTTAATGGATGTCCATTATCCAATTCACATTGAGCAGCAGTGAAATATTGACGTTCTTGTGGATCGGTAACCAAAATACTATCTCTAATTTCAGGTTTAAACACAACTAATAACGGTTCTACGTGTTTATTAAATTTACTCACATAAAGAGGTATATTATATTCACCCGTTTTATCTGGATTGTTAATAATATCTGATTCAGGTATCATATAACAATTGATTTCAATGGTAGTTTCCTTCGGAGGAAGTTTTCCATTGTTTACCTCATAATCATGTAATTCTTGTTTAGTCCATTTTTGGGTGTACTTTGTGATTTTTTTCACATCCCCTGCACTTTTATTCTTACCGTTATTCACATAATAAATTGTTTCCCCTAAACTTGCAGGATAATCATTTAATGATATGAGTTCCATATGAGCCTGTCTCGCCATAAGCGAACCAGATTTGGTTGTTTTTTGAATATGCTTTTTATACGCAGAGGGGGATTGTTTTACCCTTGCTTTATTGGCAATTTTCGATAATGGAATTTGTTGATTATAAATTTTTGAAATATAATCATAATAAAGGTCGATAAAAGTTACCCCGTCACCATTTAATAAAAGTTTGAATCCTTCATCCAAAAATTCAACCACATATTGTTGTAGTTTTTTTGATTTTACGGTATTCCCTGTTAGTTTAATTCTCTCTTTACCTTTCTTTATCAGTTTAATGATATAGTTTTTTCTTGAGAGATTAATACAAGCAGGCGCCATGTAATCGATATCTAAACCCATTTCACCTCTCATAAAAATATCGTTAAATTCAGCAGTATCCGCTTGAACTCCCGAATATTCTTTATTTTTCTCAACCAAATCATTTAACCCCTTTCCGGTGTACTTATGTTCTTCAATTCCTATCGGAACTTCAAAGTTAACACCGTCTGTATCCATTACAAGAGGTTTATACCCTTTTTTCTGGAAATACATAATCATCATTCTCAAACTTTGTCGTCCGATAGATGTAATTGCTTCACCCTTATCAATATCCCCCCAATTGAACACCATTGGAGCTGATAATGAACCAAAATATGCGTTAATAAAAATCTTTAAAGGTAATTGTTTCCTGTCATATTTCTCGGACAAAACAGGATCAGATTTTTCGAGTGACTGGGTGAGTCTCTTATATTTTATACGAATGTTACGGAAATACTTTAACATCGCTTTCTGAACACCCATAACATCACATTCGGGGAATATGTCATACACCAACTGAATTGAAGGATAAAGTGACGAGTAGTCAAATTTAACAATATTCTTTGCGAACCCAACATTCAATAAACGAGACAACCCTCCCACAAATGGTCTTTTTTCGGTCTTTTCAGGAATTGCAAGATTATTTTCATATGACCACGCTAACATCATAAGTTTCCACAATGTTGCGGTTCCCATTGTTGCAATTCTTTCATACGTTGTGGGTACATTCTTCGCCAATAAAAATGTTGACTGACTAAACGAATCATCAACAATCATAGTTTCATAAAGGTCATCGTCAAGATATTGTTCAATTAGTTTTCTTCCCGTCCAAATCTCAAATTTTCCCGGATATTTTTCTAAGAGACCTTCAGTTCCGGGATCGCCAATCTTTCTCCATCCACCTGTTTTTGGATTTACATAGTAACTTTCATTTTCAAAATAAATTTTTGAAAGTTTATCACCATCAACATAGATTCGATCGGGTTTTTCTTTTTCAATAAATTTGGTGATATATTTTAACCCCCATGATTTGATTTCGGAGTTAATTGCTTGGGCTCGACGTACCGAGTGTGATATATCGATGATACTAAATCCAAAAAGTACATATTGATTGTACGGTTCAATTTCATTTGCGAGTTTAAGAACTCCATCCTTAACTTTTAATCCGTCAAGGGAAAGAATTTGGGTAAACGCTTTAACATCAACATCATTAATCTCAGCCCTTTTCATAATGAATGGAAAGTCAAAGGATGCGGAGTTATATCCTCCAATAATTGTCGGTAATAATTCTTTGATCGTAGTGAAAAATGTTTCAATACACAATTTTTCACCATTTTCCCCAAATGCAGGAATTACTTTTTTAAACCCTCGGTTATCTTTAATTCCAATTAGAAAGATTTTATCGGTTTCAGGATCAAGACCCGTGGTTTCAATATCGAACATAATTCGATGAACATCTTCATATTCTTCGATACCTTTGAAAAGTCGTTTTTTCTTTTGAACAAGATATTGTTCAACTGGGTTTAAAATTTGAAAATATTTCTTATGTTTATCGCTCCAAGGATCTATTCCACCCTGTTTGAAAAATGTTATCAGATTTTGATAACTTTTCATACTCTTTACCATAAAACGAAGACCATTTTCAAGTCTTTTATCTCCGTGGGTGTCTAAAGGGTTAATGGTAATTCCGTGTTCACCCATTTTTCTCCGTTGTAGAGCTTTATTATCTTGGTAAAAATTTAATCCAGTTAAATCTCCAACCCATAAAAATGGTACTAATGAATCTTGTTTTACTTGTTTACCTCTGACGGGATCTTGGGTAATTTTGTAGATTGTGTTTGATTTGTAGTCGTATTCTACGCCTACGATGTATTGTTCGGGATCAGACCCGTGGAGGAACTCTTCGATTCGTTCCTGAGAAATTAATTCTGCCATTGTTTATAATTTTAATGCGACGTATTGATTTATGTTCGAATTATTCAAACATAATTTGTCTTTATCGATAAAATATAAACAATAAAATTAAATAAAAAAAATTTGGAGATGTAAAAATAATCACATATCTTTGTTAAAAATAATATTATGAATAAAGATATTTTAGAAAAGGGTTATGTTTTTATGCCTTACATAAGTAAAACGGTAAAAACCACAATAAATGGTGAAACTGTATGGTACGCAAATAAATGGAAGAATTTACTTTTGAAAATAAAATATTTTTTTATAAAACCAAAATATATGAAAAACGCACACATTTATAAAAACAAGGTGGCAAATTCCACCTTTTATGGTACGGTAAAAATAACTGGTGATGACAAACAAAACGAATCGTCAGAAAACTTGAATATATCTAATGTTAATGAGAGTAGATGGAATATGATTCCTGATAGATGTGAATATAACGGTAAAATATACAGAATTCTCAATATAGAATTACAAGGCGGATATTTTACACTACAAGATTTAGAAGCAGAAAGAGGTGAAGTTCAAGTTTTGGATGATATAGATATGGATAAATGTATTCCAACTTGTTTAGACGTGCCGTTGGTTTAGGAACTGATGATGAAAATAAAACAAATTATGAAAACATTAAAAATTGGATTGATTGAAATATTATTCATGCCCTTCTTTGTATGGTATATGAAATCAGGATGTAATCTTAACGGGGAAGACATATTTGATTCATTTCAGATTGGTAGAATAGAAATAAGAAAATTTAGAACAAAAGAGTCTAAAAGAAAATGGTTTTCCTAAATCTATAACGTTTAAATTACATTGTATGGGCTAATCATCGGACGATATTTGAGAGCACGATTTAGATTTTCAGCTTCATCCGCCTTTCTTTTCATCATATGATCCGGGTTTAACCTTTCAAGTCTTTTCATCAATTCTTCGATGGCCTTAGATTTCTCATCCTTAGCTTCAGTAAGTAAAGTTTGGTAATCTAATTTAACTTCACTGTCAGGAACTTTTAAATCTCCGGAGAATTTACCCCAAATTCTAGCAAGACCTTCTTTACAATACGCAATAAAATATTTTCTCACCCAGTTCTGAGCTGGTTTGTTTAATTTTTTCCATGTAAGAGAGTCAGTTTCTACATCTGAAGGTAATCTTATAATATCTTGATTTTTATCTAAACAATCATCCCTATCAAATGTATCATAATACCAATACCAAACGTTATGATTGTTTCTTGCTACAGAACCAAAATCAAATCTACCGCCAGGAACATTATATAAATGAATTATTTTTGTTCCTTCGGGTCCAGCTGTAATTCTATAAGTTAAGTCTCCACCGATTAAACGGTTTTTCATATTTCTATCTTGCATCCTTAACAATAAATCAAAAGCGGGAAGCATAAAATAAGATCCAGAAGCTCCGACCTGTGCGAATCCACCAACACCACCAAAACCAACACCACCAAGTCCCCCAAATCCACCTAAGAACGGGTCAATAATTGAGTCGGTTAGTTCCGCTCTGGTAAACCATAATAATTCATTAATTTCACGACCTGCTGGTATTACATATGTTTGTTGCCCGGCAACTAATGAGATAAAATCTTTTTTTAATTCACTAAATCCGCCAGCTTGTAAACCGACGATTTTCGAATATGCGTGAGAATATTGTGTTTCCCAATCGAGGCTTCGAGTAGTAAACGCTCTAGCTAACGATTGATTATCAACATCAAGACCCATTAATGCCGACCATTGAGATTCTATTAACCAATCACTAACATATTGTTCGTATTCGGATATTGAGAGTTCTAAAAAACTATCCATTTGTTCTTCGGTTAGTTCAACCCCACGGACTGGTAATCCCAATAGGTGAAGTACCTGTGTGAACAATTTTTCTCTATCTTCTCCGTTGATAACTGTCGTTGCCATATTTACTTTTATAGATAAATAGTTTAATTTTAGAATATGGCATCAGAGATTGACGATAAACTTTTTGAGTTGGCTCGATTTTGCGTAAGAGAACAGATTAGTCTCGATTTCACTGGATACGAATCTGAAAAAAATATTATGGAGGATATCACAATTAACGGTGAACGGTGTATTCGGCTCGAACTCGGAAATCCGAAAGATCCCGATTTACTTTCCGAATTTTCTGAATTTGTTAATACAATTATAAAATAGCCTTTAACACTTCTTTACTGAATCCTTCAGCATATTCACCATCACCCATTACTTGGTCAATAACATCCTTTTTACCCTGTAAAATGTTATATATAATTTGTTCAATTGTATTTTCAAATACCGGGTAATACACCAAAACGTTATTTTTTTGACCTGTACGATACGCCCTATCTTCAGCTTGGCTATGATGAGAAGGCACAAATGACAAATCGTTCATTATAACCCCCTCAGCGGCAGTTAAATTTATACCAATTCCACCCGCAACTATTTGGGCATTGAAAATTTTAATTTTAGGGTCGTTTTGAAATCTGTCGATTGCAATTTGTCTTTTTGCTGGCGTCATCCTACCATCCAACATTACAGAATTTTTTGGATATTTCTCTTGGATCATATCAATAGGCATTGAGAAGTTATTGAACACGATAACTTTTTTATCTTGTTCGAGAAACTTATCAATTAATTCACAAGTGTAAGGAACTTTTTCATATGCAATTACTTGACGAACCTTCATAAGTCGAGAAATTGTTATACTAATACTTTCTTTTCCCTTATCCTCATGAGATATTCTCATAAATTCCTCAAGTTCCTCATCATAAAATGTACTTTTTAGTTCCAAAAATCGAGGAATAATAATTTTTTCAGGTAGTCCTGGTACTTCGGTCTTCAATCTTCTTAATATAAGACCCTTGGTTCGTTCTCTTAGTTCATCTAAATTACTATTTCCACTTGTGCTCCATACTTTTCTGCCGGGAGATCCGTCGGGATTTCTCGTGTTAAACTGAAATCCTTTACAATAACGACGAACATAATGTTGCCAATTCAACGCCACGGGTGAATTTATGATTTTCAATAGGTTAAAATAGTTGATTGGACGTGATGTCATCGGTGTCCCTGTTAATAACCACACTTTACTAACCTTTTCGAGGATGTCATTCATCAATTTAGTCCTATTTGCACCCGTATTCGATAGATAATGAGCTTCATCGATGATTGCAAGGTCAAAATTTTCCTTTTCTATCAACTTAAAGTCATCCATTCCCTCTTTCTTATCAGTTGTATGGAAATTTTTAATAATATCGTAGTTGATAATATAATATTTGAATGTAGAACCCCATTTTCGGCCTTCCACAATTAAAATAGGGTCTTTGGTATAGTTCTCAATCTCCCTTTTCCAGTTGATTTTAACGGATGCTGGACATACAACAAGAACTTTCTTTACATCCGTTTCCATCGATGCAATGATTGCACTAGTGGTGTTGTGAGTAACGATCGCGTGGTTCACAACATATAATTTATCTGGCGAATCAACAGAAATACAAACCGATTCACCTTTTTTTTCGAATTCAATATTTTTTATATATCTTCCTACTTGATATTTTTCGGGAACATTATATCGCTTAGCTTTTCGTTTTAATCTGAAAGGATTCATATTGGGGTTAAGTTTAATATTTATCCTATATGATTTTTTACATTCTGTTCTAATTCCGTTTTTTGTGTAAAATGATCTTCTTGACCGTTTTCTGGCAATACCACCTAATGAGTGTACAATTTCAATTACATCATCACATAGGCGCTCAGAAATAGTACTATATTCTGTGGAAACAAACGTACCGTTTTTACTTAATCCACATGTTCCATCGGTGTCCATTAAACCTTGTAGTAAAGATAATCTGTCTTGGACAGAAGAGTATTTGTAGATATCGGGAATAAATTTATTATGTGAACGAGTATTTTCTAAATTTAATTTTTTAATTTCGTTATCAAATTTAATATTTCCTTTTCGTATATTACCTTTTGGGGTTAATTCTTTTATTTGGACATTCTCAAATAACTCATCATAATCATCTTTGTGTAAAGAAAATGTAATATTTTTTCCATTGAAATGTCCATCTCCTAGTGATAACCCTAATAGATAAGGTTCAATTGGTAACTCATCATTCTTGTCAAATTCAATTGGGTCAACAATTGGTATTTGCCATTTTGAATTTCCATTTTTAAGTTTATAATATGTAGAATATTGATATGTTTTTTTTGAATTATACCCTATTCCTTTTTCTTCCATAACAAGATCTTTATTTAACATTTGTTCAACACTCAAGACAATTTCTTTTTCTTCTCTCCCATTTTTTGTATTTTTTCCAAAATTATTTGAATACACTCGGAATAGATGGTTTTTATCCACAAGAATCGAGAACCCATCATTCAATGTTAATCTGTATAAATCCATTTCTCCTTGTGGAAACACGCCAGTAACTCTACATTTTCTACCATTAGATCCAATTATTTCATCACCTATTTTTATTGATCCCATCTTAACTTTTCCTTTAGGTGTTATAACTAACTCATTGATACATACCCCTTTACCTAACCCCATGTCATCAGCTAAAATACACCTATCATTAGCCAAAAGGAATTCAACAGCCTTGGGTTGCCATTCTTTTGGAGGTCGATGACTGTATTTTGAATAATCTATTGTTCTGTTTAACTTCTTTTCGGGGGTGAGAACCGCACCTTTGGGTAGCCAGAACGCGTGAAGTTGTTGTGAATCAAGAATTTTACCCCAAATGTGAAATGCTTTATCTGTTTCACATAATAATTTCTCACACCAAATTTCTTTTACAGGTTTTGGGAGAAGTTTCTCTTCCATTAATTTTTCACCAAAGGAAGCTACTAATGTGATATGTTTTCTTGCAACTTTTGGAACCGTTTCGTGGTTAGTTAAAATATAAAGCGCTTGGGTTCGAGCCAATTTAAACCCTTTCCCGATGGACATTTTTCGTTTCCATTCAAGTATTTGATTATTAGCTCCTTCATAAGTTTCAAGGATCTTTCGAGCCTCTATTTCGGGGATCTTTACTTCCATATTCAAATTATAGTTTAATATACATAATTAGAATGATTTTATAAAGTATTTATAGAGATATGGAAAACAAATTACCTGTAACAAGACTTTCAAAATTTTTTAGTCAAGACGATTTCGATTTGAATATTCAAATGGGAGAAGAATACCTCCATGGAGACTTAAATATGTACCTTGTATTGTACCAAGTTGATAGGACTCGGACAGACACGGACGAAGTATATTCTGAAGTTGGAAAAGACCAATTAAAGTTCTTACCACCCGTAGAATTTAGAGGGTTAGTTCAAATTGCATCGGCAGATAATAAATCATACAAATCCGGTCTTTTAAGATTTCTTGAACCCGGAAATATGACAATATCGGTTTATATTAAAGAACTAAACGATTTAGGAATCGATATTAGATTCGGGGACTATATTGGTTATCCCGAAAGCGAAGATAAAATTAGGTTTTATACGGTATCAAATGATGGTAAAGTTGTTGCAGACGGAAAACATAAAATGTTCGGATATAAACCACATTATAGAACCATAATTTGTGTTCCAACACAAGACAACGAATTTAGAGGAGTTTAAAATGGCTTATCCAAAAAAAACTGATATTAAAATATACGAGCAAAAAGAACTTCTCAACAGAAGACAAGAATTGCTAGACAAAATAACCGAAGCGGACACTTACCTTCCAGATGCGGTCTTACATGACGATTTGGATATGGGTATGTTAGAGTTTGTTAAAACAAATTTTAAAGTTGTTTCTGACGGGGATCCTATTCCAATTATTCCGAAAATTCTTACAGTACAAAGATGGGGTGAGATTTCAAACAATTGGTCGTTTGCTGATGATGATGGAAATATGAAAGTTCCATTCATTGGGGTTGTTCGCAGACCCGATGTACAGCCCGGGACAAATCCTTCATTAATTAGAACTATTCCTGATAGAATGGAATTTCATTATGCAACCGTACAAACTTGGAATGGAACAACCAAGGGTGCTGATGTATATAAAATTCCGCAACCCGTCCCAATTGATATTGGATTCGAGGTGACTATCGTTTGTCAAAAATTCCGGGATTTAAACCGATTCAATAAAATTGTTTTACAAAAATTTGCGTCTCGACAAGCTTACACGCTAGTTAAAGGTCACTATGTTCCAATAATATTGGAAACAATTAATGACAGTTCACCAATTGACTCTCTTGATAGTCGTAGATTTTATGTGCAAACATATAATTTCTTAATGTTAGGATTTTTGATTGACCCCGAAGAATTTGAAGTAAAACCAGCAATAAATCGACTATTTCTCTTAACAGAATTTTTAACTACAAAAAACCATTCAAAAAAATCTATTTTTAGTTCAATTGAAATAAAAGTTGCGTTATTTGATGGAGATGGAATTCAAACTACTTTTAGTGTGGGTGAATCCATAGGTGTTTTGTTCTTTGCCGCAATTAACGGATTAGTTCACGATCAAGATGTTGATTATTATTGGATAGGAGGTACTTCCAGAATTTCTTTTGTTACACCACCTATTGGTAGGGTAATGATTGTATATTATGCGGGGAAATCAAATGTTTTCAAAGACTCATATGGTAATCTTTTATCATTAAAAGTTGAGAACTTTATGTATGATGGTTCATCGTTAACATTTACTGTTAATAATGTAATTAATAGTATGGTCTATATGACAATTAACGGACTTGTTGATATAAATGGCGATGGGTATTCCGTAGGACCAGGTTCTAACCAAATAACGTTTAACACTCCGCCGGTAAATCCTTCGAGAATCAGTATTTGTTATTTATACTAATCTTCTCCGTATATATCCTTTTTTTTAACTTTTAAATTTGTTGCATCCAATTCGTCAATCCATTTTTCGATAACGCGATACATTTTAAGACCATTCTTATCACAATGATTTTTCAGTATTGTGTGGTGTTTCTCACCGATTTTTACATTTTTATTATTACGTTCCATACTAAAGATAAATAACAGTAAAAAAAGATAAAATACTATCTACTAATTTTTTTATACGGAAATCTTTGTGAAAAACTAAGATATTTATGATATATGATAATAAAATAAACAATTAACCAAATAGAAATCAATGGCAAATTCAAACAGAGTATTTGTGTCACCCGGCGTGTACACTTCAGAAAAGGACTTAACTTATGTGTCACAGAGCGTTGGTGTAACTACTTTAGGACTCGTAGGTGAGACACTTAAAGGACCAGCATTTGAGCCTTTATTAATTACTAATTTCGATGAATTCAAAACATATTTTGGATCGACATCACCAGTAAAAGATGGGGCAGGAAATCCTAAATATGAACTACCTTATGTCGCAAAAGCGTATTTACAGGAGTCAAACCAATTATTCGTAACAAGAATTCTTGGTCTTACAGGATATAAACCCGTTACAACTTGGGGTGTTAAAACTTTAGGTGGAGTTGTAATTACAAACTCCGTACCGTCATCCTCTAGTGGTACTTTAAGTGCATTGAACGGAACGGGTACTTTTAGTTCTTATTTAACAGGAAAAACTGCTACTACTGGAGCTAGAGTCACCGACTTTATTGTATCAAATAGACCAACTTATAACAATAACGATTGGTTCACAATTGGACTTGTTCCCGATGGTAGTGTTTCAGGATTAACCGGAACACATCTTACCGGAGTTGATGCCCCTATTGGAGATGCAACCGGACATACATGGTATAATGAATATTTTGACGGAACAAATGAAGTTTATTCGTTCCTTATGGTATATAGTTCAGCATCAACAGGGTTTACAGTAACTCAATTTACATATGATGCAGAGGTAAACAGTTATGACAATATTATGGTAGCTGCGTTGAGATCACGAGGACATTATTCAACCGTATCAAACTTACTTTTACAAGCAACTGGTGTTACTATGTCATCAGCAACCGATTCGTTTTCTGGTAATCCAACAATTGAAACTAATCCGTTTGGAAATTTCATTCTTACTGTTTCTTCGTATGATACAACCCAAAAAACATTTACTTGTTCATTAGATAGTACTTCAACCAAATTTATTGATAAAGTATTAGGAACTGATGTGTATGATAAATCATATACAGATTACCCAATTTATGCATTTGAAAGTTATCCGAATTTAGTTTCGGCTCTTACTTCTCGTGGATTAATCAGAGGTTTAAGTTCAACAATTCTAACTCATTCAGTTGGTGACGATTTCTTAACTCAGTGGGACACCCCAGTATCACCAATGGTGGTATCTGAAGTTAGAGGTGGAGAAGTTGCTGATTTATTCCAAGTAATTACAATCTCCGATGGCGATTCAGCAAATCAACAAATTAAGATAACTATTCAAGATATTAATCTTGAAACTGCTGAATTTAATTTAGTAATTCGTGATTTTAATGATACTGATGATAATATGGTGGTTCTTGAAAAATTCTCAAGATGTTCAATGAACCCTCAATTACCGGGATATGTAGCCTTAAAAGTTGGTACATCTGATACAACATATAAACTAAAATCAAAATACATTATGTTATCAATGGTTGAGGATCATCCAACCGACGCAGTTCCTGCTGGTTTCAAAGGATTTACATCCGACACCGTAGGTGGAGCAAAATTAGGTAATGTAATGTACAAAACACAGTACTATACAGCTGGAGATATTGTAACATACACAAATGGTGTACCTGACGATATTTCAACCGATAAAACTAGAAAAGTATCATTGGGACTTTCCTCACAAATGGGATATGACTCAGATATGTTTTCATATAAAGGTTCTGAAAGTAGTTTTGTATCAACAGGTTTCCACTTATCAACAAATGCTTCATCAATAACTGGTGGAACAATTACAGGATTTATGTTTGATTGTACACCATATGACTTTGAAGGTACAAGTAAAGGAATGTTAGATACTGTTGCTAACCGTAAATTCACTTTCGCGGTATGTGGCGGTTTTGATGGTTGGGACATTTATAGAGACGTTCGTACATTTGGTGACGGATATATCTTCGGAAAAAATACCTATACTGACAATAACACTAATAACAGTGGTGTATTTAACAGTACTGTTGGAAACTCTGACTATTACTCTTATTTAACTGGTATCGAAACCTACTCTAACCCTGAAGCAGTAAACATTAATGTTTTTGCAACACCGGGTATTAACTGGTACGACCATTCATCATTAGTTGAACAAGCTATTGATATGACTGAAACTGATAGAGCCGACTCCCTTTATGTAATTGCATCACCAAATTATGATACAGTTGAAGAGGTTGTGGACGCTTTGGATACAATTGGATTAGATTCCAATTATTCATGTACCTACTGGCCTTGGATTCAGGTAAGAGATAATGATAATTCATCACAAATTTACATTCCGCCAACAGGTGAAGTTGTAAGAAACATTGCATTAACTGACAATGTGGCTTACCCATGGTTCGCAGTAGCAGGATATTCAAGAGGTCTTGTAAACGCTATCAAAGCATACAAGAAATTAACCCTTGAAGAAAGAGATGACCTTTACCAAATGAGAATTAACCCAATCGCAACATTTAGTGATACAGGTCCGATTATTTGGGGAAATAAAACTCTTCAGGTTAAAGAATCCGCTTTGGACAGAATTAATGTTAGAAGATTATTGTTGAGAACAAGAAAACTTGTTTCAGCCGTAGCTGTAAGATTATTATTTGAACAAAACGATGAGGAAGTAAGAAATGAATTCCAAAGATTGGTTAACCCAATTCTTGAAGCTATTAAGAAAGAAAGAGGACTTTATGACTTCAGAATGACAGTTTCTAACGATCCAGAAGATATCGACCAGAACACTCTTAGAGGTAAGATTTATATCAAACCAACAAGGTCTTTGGAATATATTGATGTTGAATTTATTATTAGCCCGACAGGAGCATCGTTTGAAAACGTATAATACTAATATCTTTGAAAAAAGAAAAGGTGGGAACAAAATTCTCACCTTTTTTTATCTAGAGCAATTATATTAGTAGTTTTATACTAGTATTTTATTCTAGTATCTTTTATTCTAGCAACTTTATTCTAGCAACTTTATTCTAGTTGCTTTTTATTCTGGTTTTATTTATTAAAGGACCAAACTAGAAAAAGGACCAACATAAATCCAGTAGTATTGGTCCAAAATATACGAAAAATTTTTTACAAAATCAAGTCTCGAATAAAAAAATCTTTAGAAATATTAGATTTTTATGAAGTGAAGGCATATATAATGCATCTCGGAGTATTTATTGTAATAATACATAAAATTCCTATCAAATGGAAACGTTTTGATATTTTCAAAATGTAATATATTTATAGTAATAAAGAAATAAAAAAAATAACACAGATACAATGGCAGATTTACTAATGAAGATGCCGGTTCCTTACGAACCGAAAAGAAAAAACCGATTTATCCTTAGATTCCCTTCGAGTTTAGGTATAAATGAATGGTATGTGACATCGGCAGCCCGTCCAAGTGCAAAAATTAACGCAACTGAAATTCCTTTCTTAAACACTTCAACTTTTGTTGCTGGTAGATTTAATTGGAATGAAATCAAGGTGACATTTAAAGACCCGATTGGTCCTTCAGCGTCACAGGCTCTAATGGAGTGGTTCCGTTTACACGCTGAATCAGTTACAGGAAGAATGGGTTACGCTGCTGGATATAAGAAAGATGTAGAGTTAGAAATGTTAGACCCGACAGGTGTTGTGGTTGAAAAATGGATTCTCCAAGGTACTTTCTTAACCGATCTTAATTTTGGTGATTTAGATTATTCAAGAGACGATTTGGCCACTATCGATGCAACGTTAAGAATGGATCGTTGTATACAGGTTTACTAGAATATATTTTTGATATCTATTGATAATGTGAAGAAATTCCCATATATTATTTATATGGGAATTTTTTATGCCCGAAACCAAATTATCGACAGCAAACCGAGTTTTGTGTCAATAATTTGGATTCAAATAATTATTAATAAAAAGAACTATGGAAGAACAAAGAATTGATCCAACGATTGCTTATGATGTGGTCGAATTACCAAGTAAGGGTATTCATTACGTTAACAAGAAAAAAGTCCTCAAGGTGGCATATTTAACGGCTTCGGATGAAAATATATTATCATCACCAAATTTTATTGCACAAAGTATGGTAGTTGAAGAATTATTGAAACGAAAAATATTAGATAGGGACATTACTGTTGAGGAACTTGTGAAAGAAGATAGAGAAGCTATTTTAATATTTTTACGAAACACCGCTTTTGGTACTGAATATAAAATGTCGGCCATTGACCCAAAGACTGGTGAAGATTTTGAGGTTATGATTGATTTAAGTACCGTTAAGGTTAAAGATTTTGACTTGAAAGCAAATGAAAATGGGGAATATGATTATTTTCTTCCGATGAGTAAACTTCCTATCACTTTTAAATTTTTAACACAGAAACAAGAACTTGATCTTAAAGATTTGGAAAAAAATTGGGATCAATCAATTGTTGCCCCTGTTAAAACTAAAAAACTTGAAATGATGATTAAATCTTTGGATGGTCGAAGAGACCCGATGGAAATCTATTCATTTATCAATAATAAAATGCCATTAAAAGAATCCCAAGATTTTCAAAAATATGTTGATCAGAAGAAGCCGGGATTAGATTTACTCTTCCCAATCGAAACCCCCAGTAAGGAGATTATCAACGCTAGAGTTGGTTTTGGGGTGGAATTTTTTCGTCCTTTCTACGGAATATCGTAAAGGTCAGCTAGACGAAATCTTATATTTAGTTAAAAGGGGGTTCTCGTACTCTGACATTATATCAATGCCCGTGTACCTTCGAAGGTATTATGTTGAATATATTCATGAATTGGAAAATTCAAAGTAATGTATTTATAGTATATGGCAAATAGATTACAAACTTTCGCAGATCAAAACGATGTTGGGGGATTTACTAATGAATACATGAAAAGGTTCCCTAATGCTGACCCACAAGAGGTAAATAACGCTTGGAATGCCGCTATAAGTAATCCCGGTGGAGGTAGCGGTGGAGGTAGTGGAGGCGGTAGCGGTGGACAAGGAAAAGTATTTGGGGGCAGTTCAGTAACAGATGCTCCTGAGAGTATTTTAGGTTGGGTAAAAGAAGCTATGGGTACCCAATACAAAAACAACCCAGGAATGGATCCCCATGAATTTCAAGATATGGATTCTGTAATTGAAACTCTTACTGATAGTGAAGGTCGAATAAAGGGGGTCAAAGACATTCTTGGAGATATCGGTAAGAATATTGGTATGCAAATCGTTTTGAATTTTAAACAACAAAACGACCTTCTTATAAAAATGAATGAGAACACAGGTATTTTGGGTGTTTTATCTCGTGCATTTAGGGAGGAAATAACCGAAGCTTACCCCGAAGCAATCAAATTAGGTATTAGTTTTAGTGAGTTATCCGATGCCGTAACCAATGTGGTTACAAATTCCGGAAAATTCAAGCTTTTAGGTCAAACTACCATTCAAGAAATGGCACTAGCAAGTAAATTTGCTGAAAGTATGACCGAATATGCCAATATGGCTGGAGCTTTCGAAGAAATTTCTATGGGTGTTCACGATATGACCGAAGCAACCAATAAAGCGGGGGAAGAAGCGTTGGAGTTAGGGTTAAATTCTAGAAAAGTTGTTAAAGGTCTTGGTGAACAATTGTCTTTATTAAATCAATATGGGTTTAAAAATGGTGTTGAAGGATTAACCAAAATGGTTCAGAAGTCCATTGAGTTCAGAATGAACATGAAGGATATTGCTGGAATGGCAGAAAAGGTGTGGGATCCTGAAGGTGCATTAGAAATGGTTTCTAATTTACAAGTACTTGGTGGTGCGGTCGGTGATTTGAATGACCCAATTAAGTTAATGTATATGGCGACTAATGATGTCGAAGGATTACAGAACGCAATTATTGGAGCATCGAAATCGTTAGTAACATATAACAATGAACAAGGTAGATTTGAGATAACCGGGGCGAATCTTAGACGAGCAAAAGAAATGGCTAAGGAGTTCGGAATGAGTATGGAAGATTTGAATAAAACGGCTATTGCATCAATGGAAAGAACCCAAGCTGCCACAGATATGATGGCACAAGGTCTTATTTTTAAAAATGATGAGGATAAGGAGTTTTTAACTAACCTGTCTCAAATGAAAGATGGCCGTATGGTAATTGAAGTTCCACAAAGTTTACAGGCTAATTTAGGGGCAACAGAAGTTGCATTAAGTGAAATGTCTCAAAGTCAAACTGATATTCTATTATCTCAAAGAGATGCGTTCAAACAAATGGATATGAAGGACATTGCAATGGATCAAGTAAGTCTTATTGAAAATATCAATCGTGATGTATCATATATCACAGCTTCAATGAGGATACAAACGGGAATTCTTGCAAATGATTTAGCACGTAAAGCAGGATTTGACCCAACAAAAATTGCGGGTGAAGCAGATGCATTAGCCAGACAGTTTGGGGCAAAAATTGACACCGATTTAGTGTATGATATTATAAATAAAAAAGTTCCGGGTGTTAATTTAGAACGTCAATTAACAGCTAGTGGTGAAATAAACACAAGATCGTCCGTTGCTATGGAGAGTGGAACATCTGCATCCAAAAAAGAGAAACCTGTTGAAACCGTAACAACCGTTAATAATAATTATAAGTTTACATCCGATGTTAAAAGTGATGTAATTGAAAGAAATGCTGAACGGGTTATCATGCATATGACACGAACCGATGACGGTGGTTATTTAAACAACTTCGCTATCAAATATTAATCAGAAATAATCTTACTTGTATTTATATTAAAAGATAATAATGCCAAGTTTCTTAGATTTTGATAGCACAAAAGGATTCAGGAATGTAATACTTGAAAAAACATTAACCGTAGAGAACGGACCTCAATCGTTTACATCTGGTTCTTACACGATGCAAAAACTAAGCGATATGTCCAATGTTGACACGGGGACTGTCGAAAATCAAAGACCTTCCGAACTAGTTAGATCGCAAAATTCAAATACATTTAAACCAATTGAATATTTTGTAAAAGAAGATTTTACAACAATTCCGCGTAAAGCAAACCTTTCATTATATCCGTATTTTGAAACAGGTAAATATCACAGTTTTGTTAGTATTATGACAGGTGAGGATTATACAAATGAATCCGAAATGATGAAGTTTGCGGCTTGGAATATTGAAAATAACAAACAAGGGCCGTTTTACGGTAGATTACAATCAAATTTATATGCTGCAACCGCAGGGAAAGTAAGATTACTCGACGCTTTACAAGGAAATACTTCAACCGCAATTAATATCCTTACAGGTAGAGAACCTATGGTTGAGGGAAATTCAAAAATTACGGTTGCTAGCACATTAGTTGGTAAGGGTATAGACTTTTTACAAACGGTAACGGGTGTTGAATTCCCATGGTCGGAAATTCCGGGTGATTACCTAACAAATCCAAGAAACCCCGTAATAGCTCGACCTGAAGCAAAATCTGAAGCTGGTGCAATTTTTCAGGATGTAACTGGTGCTATCGGTTCTCTTTTCGGAATACAAAGAAGACAGTTATCCACAAAGAAACCGTCAGACTTGTTTATTGAATATATGGGTCAGAGACAAAAGGCCACATTATATGACAATTTATCGTATTTAAAATACGGTCCCGATTATACTACAACAGCAAGGTCTCAAAATACATCAAAATTATTTGCGTTCACCGATAATTTAGGTGAAAGTGTAAGGAATCTTTTAGGTTTGGAAGCTCCGAAGTTGTTAGCTTATATTGGGGACGACAGAGGAAATGACGTTAAAAAAGCAATGTCGGATTTTAATGACCGTCAAGTAAGGAGTAGTTACTATCTAGGTATGTTATTTGACCCAGTTCAAGTAAATGTATTTTTGAGAACTAAAGGAATTACCGAAGGTGGTGGTGTTGGTGGTAGATTAACATGGATTAGTACGAATTCCAAAAACAAATTAGGTATTAACAATGAAGAGTATCGGGATGAACAATCTAAACTTGAAGAAAGTCTTTCAACAAACTTTGCTTTTAGAGACGACTCAATATTAGGTATTACACAACAGATTCTTGATACATTACCGAGTGAAGGCGGAGCGTCTAGAAGTCATGTTGCAAATGTTATTGACCAAACTAGTAGGGTCTTCAGGGAAGATGGTCAATTAATGTCAAGGGGTTCAAATATAAAATACGTAGATAAATTTACGGGTTCGGAAAGTGGTGTTGAATATTGTAGGGTATGGACAAAAGATAGATCCTATATGAACTATTCAGACACCATGAAACGTCAAGGGAACATAAGAAAATTTACAGGAAGTGTTCTCGATAAACCTTGGAATTTAAACATTTACCCCAATTCAAACGGAAACGGTGGATTTGATAGTAGTTCAACAAATATGGCTAAAGGTAAAGGTGATGGATTCTATGCTAAAAAGTATATGTTTTCCATTGAAAATCTAGCGTGGAAGTCTTCAAATAGCCCGGGATTTACTTATAACGATTTACCATATTGTGAACGAGGTTCAAATGGGGGTAGAGTTATGTGGTTTCCTCCATATGGATTGAAGGTTACTGAACAAAATCAAGCAAGATGGGAAGAAAATACCTTCTTAGGACGACCAGAACCAGTATATACATACCAAAACACATCAAGACACGGGACAATACAGTTTAAAGTAATTGTTGACCATCCAAGTATATTAAATTTATTGGTAAAAGACCATTTTAAAGATATGTCCGATGAAGAGGCCGACAATTATATTAATGCTTTCTTTGCTGGATGTGAAGAACTCGATTTTTATGCGTTAATTCGACAATATACAACATTGACAGAGGATGATGTAACTAAAATCCTTGCATATTTGAACAAAAATGGTGATTCTACTACAATTAAAAAATATAAAACAATTATTAGAAATCAACCTAATGTTCCAAAACCAAAAAATGAGGTTGAAAGTGTAGAATTTTCTTCGGAATTATTTTTTAAAAACGACTATCCGGATCCAAATTCACGAAATAGAACAACCGAATCAGAATATGCTAAATTATATAGTGATTATATTTCATGGAAAAATGATTACCTTGCTTTATTTGATAAGGGATTTGATAAATTACAATCGTTAGGTTGGACGCCTAACGCCCAGAATGATTATAAAGCATTAATGGGATCGCTCCCGTCAACTGTACCTCAATCTTCTGATTATAATGAGTTAAGACTAAAATGTAAAGAATCAATTATTTCAGGGTTTACTGAATTAGAGACAAATTACAATAAATTTAACGAAAACCTAGAAGAACTTAAAACAAGTTTATCAGGTAAAACGGTACAAAATATAAAAATTAAAATACAATCACGGACTTCATCGGTTGCAGATGATTCATATAATTTAGATCTTGCATATCGAAGAAGTTATAGTATGATTAAGGATGTTATTACAAAAATTGCAAAAACAACTGAAAATGCAACAGAGGCAATCAGTCAAGTATCATGGGTAAGTCCAAAATCTGATGGGAAAAAAGAATCAACAGAAAAACCAAAACCAATTAAGTTAAAAACATTGGGATATGAGGGTGAAGGTGAATTATCTTTTGATTATGTTGGAAATGTGGGTGAACAAATTCCTGGCGACCCAGGAAATGGCGCTAGGAATATTGATTGTTCTGACAAATATAAAATTGTTACATCGACGGAGTTAAAACAAACCGCCCCAATAACTTTTTATTGCCGAGAAAGTACAATTAATATAGCTTTTGAAAAGAAAGCTCCGGATGAAATTGAAGAACCTATTCAACCTGAACAAACTATTCAAATTACTGAGAATATACAGCCAGGACAGTTACCTTCTCCCCCAATTGATGAGATGAAAAGAATAATTATGAAGACTTTGTCAGAATGTTATTACTTTAAAAAATTGGAAGAAGATTCTCCCGTTCAGTTTTCATCAATGAAAGAGAAATTAAGATATTTTCACCCATCTTTTCATTCAATGACCCCTGAAGGTCTTAATTCAAGGTTAACATTTTTGCAACAATGTATTAGACCGGGGGACACTATACCAATTAAAGGTGTTTCTGATGATAGTGATCTTAACGCAAGAAACACAACATTTGGTCCTCCGCCAATTTGTATTATGAGAGTTGGTGATTTTTATCATTCAAAAATTATCATCAGGGATGTAAATCTTGAATTTGAGGAAGATTTGTGGGATTTGAACCCAGAAGGTATTGGTGTACAACCAATGATTGCAAATGTTACCCTGCAAATTAGTTTCATAGGCGGACATGGGTTAGAGAGACCCGTTGAGAGGTTACAGAACGCTCTCTCGTCTAATTTCTATGCTAATACTGAAATGTACGACCCAAGGTCGATATCAACTGTATCTGACATAAATGGGTCAGATTTAACGACTTTTAGAAAAGAATTCTTGGAGTCATTAGTTGAAAATTTTAATAGGAACGAGTCAACTACATCACAATCTCTGCCAAACGATGAACAGTCAATTGAAGAGGGAACGTATATAGGGACAGTTAACGGAATTGAGTTAACATATGACACATTAGTTGATGAATTATATAGTAAATCAGTGAATTATTATAAAACATACGCCGACATATACAATAATTCAGTAAGAAAATATGGGTCATCTTTGGGATCTATAATTTTATCCCCAACATACCGAACAATTTCTAATTACATTGTGGAAAAGGGAAGTGGTACTGAAACAATTGAATTATTTGGAGAGTATCCAAAGGGGAAAGAGTTAGAGGTTTTAAAAAGGAATTTTAAATCTCAAATTTTAAAAAAAATTGAGGAGGAAAATATTAGTAATATCTTTGAGTTTAATAAAGATTTAACGCCATCGGTGTTACAACGTACTGAAGACGTGTTAAAACCTTATGTGAGAAGAAGGATATCCCAAATTCTTGACGAAATGCCTATTTATCCCGTAAATAAATTAGAAGTGGCAAGAAACGAAGTTATTATGGCGTTGGATAAATTAAATTTTATTATTGAAACGGGTCACGATGGAAGTATTAAGAAAGATGTTTATACTAAAGTTAATTTTAGTGGTTATACTTACGATAAATTATACAATACGTATAAAAATGTAATTTCATACATATCTGATTCTCAATCAAAATTTACTGAAGATTTAGATACAACATCCTACGTATTTGATATATCAACATCAATGACAACTAATGATTTATCTAAATTTCTTTCAGAATTATTAAACGCTGATGCTGAATTCATTAACGGTTTGTTTACTAAAGATGAAACAATATTTACGAAAAGAGTACAAGGTGATATAGCAAAACGAGTTGATAAATTTTTAACTAATATTCCGATCGATAAGAACTTTTCAAAAATTATTACCAAGAATGTGCCTAAGAGAGAAAATAACAATCCGATTAAGTTCGGTATTCTTAGCACCACGGAAGATTTTACGGAAGATCAAAAGGAAAAATTAAAGAAAATCTTCACATTATCACCGAATAAAACAATAACTGAATTAAATTATTATAGATAATGGCAAATCAATATCTTAACAGGTATCAATATTTTGAAAACGATAACGGGTCTTTTACGATTGTTCCCGGCGTTGAGTTGTCAATCAAATCGACAGATAAGTACATTCAATATAGACGTAATAGAGATAGGTTAGATAAAATGTCGCAAGAGTATTACAATACACCATTATTTGGTTGGTTAATATTATTGGCAAATCCTTTAGCTGGTAGTCTTGAATATTTAATTCCTGATAACTATCTACTTAGAGTTCCGTTTCCTTTAATTCCGTCTTTACAAGATTACAAAAAAGCCGTAGATTTGTATAAAATGAGATATGGGGAATAATAACATAAACAAGACGAATGATATTCTAATTAAGGTCGACCAAAACAATTTAATATATATTGACCCTAATTCTGAAATAAATAGTGATGGCCACGTACAACCAAGATCAGTAGAACCTGAAAATCTTGTAATGTATGTTAATCTTGAGGCCGATCTTATTCCTCGTACAACATTAATTGGCGAAGGAAGTCAAAATGTCTTGACATCAATTGCGGGTGGAACTCTTAATTTTTTACGAAACGATAAAGGAAGGGATTATGACACCAAATGGACTGAAGCATATTCAGACATTCAAGGTTCAGCGTTTAATTTTGAAAGTACAGGTACATTTGCCACGTTACCCGCTGGTTCAACACCAAGAGGTGGGTCGAGTGACGGCACTGGACAGAGTTTTGGTATTACCAACATATCAATTGATGTTGCTGGTGCCAACTTTATTCCAAAAGTTGTAATTAATTTCGTAGATGTTAGAGGAAAAACATTATTTGAATCCCCTGAAAATTCTCCCTACGCAGCATTTTTTCATTTACCATGGCCAATTTTTTATTTAACAATAAAAGGGTTTTACGGTAAAGCAATAAAATATAGACTTCATTTAGTTAAATTTAATACAAGATTTAACTCACAAAATGGTAATATGGAGGTTGAAACTCAATTTGTTGGGTCAACATATGCGTATCTAGCCGATATTTCGTTGGAAGCGATTTTAAATGCCCCATATTTTTATATTTCTGAAAATTCTGAGAACTCAACTACTAACGAGGGAAAGGGTACAACCCAGATTTCCGTAAGCAAATCTACTAAAGGGTATAGAATACTTAAATCAGTTTACCAGGAATATATAAGTAAAGGATTATTACCATCGGGGTTTCCTGTTAGAACACTTAGGGAACTCATTATCATTGCCGGTAAATTAAATCAAACATTAGAAAAAGAAATTTTTGAATCGGTTGTTGATCCAAAAATTTTAGCTGGCGTAAAAGAATATGAAGATTTGATGAACAATCTTGAGGGTGGTATTCTTGCTTGGAAAACTAAATACGTTTCTCCCGACTATTTCTTACAGGACACAAGGGTTCGTGAGAATGGTGAAAAAATTCGTTGGTTTAAAATGACCGGGGATAAGAAGAATACTCTAGATAATGTTACAAATCCACGAAATGAAGGGACTTTGGAGAGAATACTTAATATTCATATCACCAAATTAGAGGAAAATTCAACATTTGGTAATAAACGAGACAAAAAACTAATAAAGGCTGACGATCTTACAATTACACCCGTTTCACTTACACCTTTAAAAGATATTAAAGAGTTTTATAACGATTCCGCAACTACAATCGGCATCGACATGGACGGTCTTCAAGATGCTTTATATACTGTATATAGAAATTTCATAGAACAACGAAACAAATTGGAGTCCGATATAGAAAAACGGATGAATGAAATTGTTAAGGATAAAACAAAAGGAATTGGGTTTGAACCAACAATTAGAAATCTCATTGGTGTTGTTTTAGCTAATGCAGATACTTACATTCGATTAATGAAAGATGTTCACGTTAAAGCGTTTGAGAACGCAAATGTAAGGAAAAAAATTCTTTCGGGTATTGAGACTGATAGCGATAAAGCTAGTGAATGTATATACCCATGGCCAGAGATAATAACACAAGGAGCTGGGGGTAAACAACGTACTTTAATGTATCCCGGATCCCGGGAATTACTCGGTAAATTACAAAGCAATAATAAAGATTTATGGCCAGAAGTGGAATTCGTAGAAAATTTTTATAATATTGCAACAAAAAAATTAGATCCGTTATCACTTGTAGGAGATAACGCAGTCGAATTCGTATTTTCAACTCAAGGGTCGACAGAAAAAATCGATTTAAGTGTTTTGACCAACGTTATCGGGGTTATTCCATATGCCGATAAATCATTTCCATCCGTTTTATATGAAATGTATGAGAGAGCGAAGTATGCAACGTCGTTGAACCCATTTGATGAAAAATCAATACGGGAATTAGCTGAAGTGGAATTCGAAAATATGAAGATGCAACTCGCTGAGGATGTTGATTTGATTGATTTGTTACAACAGAACATCAAAACCCCAAACGACCTACTTTCATATATGCAAGCATTATCAACATTTGATAGATTTCCATATTATGAAGATCAATTACCAACAACTTGGTATCTTAAAGAGGGTATTTCTCAGGATTATACCATACGAAAATATGTTAAGACGGAAAAAACAAATAGTTACGACTCAAGTTATGAAAATCTTTCAAATTTCTTGTTAAACTATCAGCCAGAAGAGTATCGTACTAAAATATATCCTTTTAATTCATTAACATATGAGGGTTATCTTGGGGAGGATTTCTCACCCAAACTTTTAAATCTAAATGGATTATTAAAGATTGATACACCAAACGATTTTATTGTTTCACCTGTTGATGGAACGATGTGGGTTAAAGATGGGTATAGTGATAATATGTTTTCATATACTGTTGATTTTAATGGGACACCTAAACATATTTTAAACACACCATATTTTCATAAACAATTGTATAGTGAGTGGGATACCCCTAAAACTCGCCAAAAATATGTTGGTTCAGCTTATTTGTTATTAAACTCATTACCATTTAAGGATCTGGATGATACAATTTATTATACGAGTAAAACAAGCAACGGGCAAACTACATCCGAACCAACATTAATGTCCACACTTTTTAGGGAAATTGGAGCCGCACATACTATTCCGTATCATATGATGTTAAAATGGGGTTCAATTTATCATAGATATAAAAGATGGGTAAGTGATGTCGATAATCCATATGATATCATTTCTGGAGCAACAGATGTAATTAACGATGATCTGTTTTACAGTGGGGCAACATATACGGGAACGTCATACAACGATATTCCTCAAAGTGACAGTATTGGATTTCATCCATATTATGAAACTATATTTTCACAAATCACAAACGGTTATTTGTTTTTTAATCCATCTGAAGATGGTAAATATGAAGAATCAATTATAAATAAAAATTTGTATCTTTATCAAGGAATAACAACGGGTGCAAATGTTTATTCAAGTTTTGTTGATAACACAAAATTTGGTTATTCGGGATACACATTACTGCCAACAAATGGTGGCAATGTAACTTATGGAACTGATATAAATGGAATTGATATAAATAAATCAAAACAGGAAAACTTCCGGATTCTTTGGAGTATTGGTGTAAATGACACAGAAGAAATTAACTACCCATCTTTCCCTACATTTCCCACTGATTATTTTTATAAGGATAAAACTTCAGGTAATTTCTCAATATCGGAAAATTATAGAAAGGTCGTTGACTTAATTGCAACATTTAAACCTGAAATATTAGAATCTTTTGAGCAAGCTTTCTTAGATTTTACAAACGAAAAAGTTAAAGAAGAAATAACGTATATACCATATAACGTTCCTTATCCTAAATTTCAAGATTTGTTAAAAGATATTGTTTCTGTAACAAAATCAACATCAGATTCGACTTTTGATTCCTTTAAGTTGATGAAAGAAGTTAAATCAAGACAAACAAATAATCTTGTAACAATAACCAATACGTTACTTTCTGTTAATAATTTGGTGAAAATAATAATATCAAACCCAAGGGAAATTGATAACTATGTGTTAGGTGGGTTCACTGGAATCAACGTGGCTCATTTTTCAACCGATACATTCTCATCAAGTAATGCTAGTGGATATAGATTATATCTTGGAGATAATCTTGACGGAAACACATATTATGATGATTTTTTCCAAATGATGGATATTCAACCGACAGAGGAGAATATTAAACAATTTAGACAAATCATTTACATATATGCCGGATTAAGGGCTGAAAATATTTCGTTTAATAAGCCAGATTTTGTTAAATATCTTATAGATAATCTCATTGATCCAACTTACATAGATAGAGATGGGAATACTACTAATAAGAATGTGATTACGGGGGTTGCTGGTCAAGATAAGAGGTTATTTACATATTTGGAACATTTAATTGTTCAGAAGATACCTAAATTAGAAGTACCTACTACGGCCAACACCGCAACAAGTCAAAGAGGATATAACGACGATCCGATTAAATTAGAATTATACAATTACTTTAAATCATTTAATGATAAGTGGACAGCTGGTAATTCAATAGGTCAACGAACATTATTAGAGGAATTTTTGTTCTTAGATAAAGCCAATAGGGATATCGGAAATGACCTTTTCCTTGATATGCAAAAAATAGTTCGATTAGGTGAGGATGGAAATAAGAAAATTAATTTATTTAGTGTACTCGGTTTATTAGTTCATGATTCAGGTATCGATATCAGAGCTCTACCCGCATATGTTAATTTCTATGGATCTGATTTTACAAAGACCTCAAAGACAATGCCTTCAAAAAGTGTTGCTCAAACTATGTTTGGAGCGTTTTTGGAAGTCGATCATCAAGATTCAGGCCCAAAAATAATATTACAATATACAGGTCCAACATCAAAACATCTTGAATTGTCTGACATTGATAAAAAACAGAAATTCAAAAATGATGGATTTGATATAAGTGACGTAAATAACAACCCAATTATTGTAGGCCCCGATGTTTTCTATAAAACAGATTTCACCAAAGAAAATAAAGTGGTGGCATTCGAGGTGAGTTTTGGTGACCAAAATCAATCCATTTTCAAAGGTGTTGAATTGGATCAAGCTACATTAAGAAACACCTCAGAATCATTTGAAGTGTTAGAAAGACTCGGTCGTAATGAAACTGGGTCAAGTACGTCCCAAATTGATATAGGGTTATTTAATATATATCGACAATCATCATATCAATGTAAGGTTACTTGTATGGGTAATATGATGATTCAACCTACAATGTATTTCTATGTGAAGAACATCCCATTATTCCGGGGTTCGTATTTGATTACTGAAGTTAAACATAGTATTACAACCAATGGTATTGAAACATCCTTTAAAGGTACAAGAATACCAAAAGAGTCGTTACCAAATCCAACTGATTCATTCTTGGCTAGTTATCGCCCGTTGTTTGATAGAATTATAGCACAAGCTAGAACGAAAATTGCCAATGAGACAAAACAGTTATCTGGTAACACTGGGACGGCTACAACATTAATAGATGGACGTGGAAATGCTTACACCACCGATCCTGGTAATACAATAATTAAGGGTGAAACTATTCAGAAAAAGGCGGGTTATACAGAATATGGAATTCCATATAATGGAATAACTGAGGATAAAACCATCCAATTGGTAACATACGAACATTCACCCAAATCACCATATGGGGGAAATGAATGGTTAAGAGCTAAAGCTGTTCTAATGGGAGGACCTAATTATAAAGTTGATCAAAATACTGTGATGAATATAGTATCAAGTCTTACCTATGGTCATAATTTTTCATCACCATTTTTGAAAACATATTGGTCAGATTTGGAAAAACTATCAGTAACTCAACCATTTTATTCATGTAAATTTGTTTTCGGTTCTCCACCGTTAATGTCTATTGCAACGCCTGATCAAATAGTACACACATACAAAAGAACTGAATTTATAAATCCACTTCTCTATAACACCAAATATGAGAATGATATTGTTACCATAGAAAATAGAATATATTTTGACACCAAAATTTATGAAGGTCCTGTTAATGTGGGTCCATCTAAATCGGAGTATGGTGTTGGATTATCAGCGGATTTAATGAAAAGATTGAATTTAAAAGATGGGGATGTCGTGTATTTCAGGATGACAAAGTGAAATTAATAAATTTCGTTATATTTATAGTTAATAAAAGATTTTTTTATGGAAAGTAGAATTAAAGCAATCGACACCTTTTTAGGATCATCAACTCTTGAGTCGGATGAATTAGAACAAGGAAATGGACAAACAGTATGTGACAGAGATACTGGCGAATGTTTTGTTATTAGAACTAAAGATGGGTTAGTAGAACGCATCAATAAAAAATACATTATCGAAGACGGTAGACAACTATTACAAGATTAATTATGGGAAAAACAAACACAAAAACAGATCTTGGACTTTCTAGATTTTTAGAGATTAATCAATATCTATTTGAACAAGAAACTCCGATGCCTGCGGCTCCGCCAGCTGCCGATCCTGCAACAGCAGGAGCTGTCCCGCCAGAAGGTGAGGAACCTTTAGCACCAGAAGGGGAAGTTGGACTTCCACCAGAAGGAGAGGAACCTTTAGCTCCAGAAGGGGACGAAGCATCATTAGAAGCCGATCCAATGGCAGATGATGACTCTACCGAGGAGGTAGACATTACAGATTTGGTTAATATGATCAAAGATGTTAAAAAAAATATTGATCAGCCTAAAAACGATCCGGGTGAAACTCAAAGAATGGACGATGTGTTCACAAAATTGGGTGAATTAGAATCAAAATTAGGTGAGATGGATCAGGTTTTAGCAAAAATCGACCAATTAGGGGCACAAATTCAATCGGTAAAACCACCGACTCCTGTTGAAAAACTGGAAATGAGGTCATTAGATTCAGGTCCTTTTAGTCAAAAACCAACCGAGTTCTTCGACCAAAAACAAGAAGAAATGAGGAAATCCGGGAAAAACGAATATGTCCTTACAAAAGGAGACGTTGAAAATTATGGGAAGTATGATATGATGAAATCATTCAATCCTTCCGCGAGTAATTATTAGTAACTGAACAAAATTAGCCGTATACGGCACCAAATTAAATAGGGCAGGGCCCAATTATTAAAATGAAAAACATATTTTTTACATATATTTTAGGAATAATTGAAGCGTGATTTTGTTATCACGCTTTTTTTATTTATATTTTATCACACAATAAATAAGTTTTATAAACAATTAAATTTTTTAACTATGGGAACATTTGAAGCTGTGCAAGCACAGTATGAAAAAAACAAAAACGCCGCAAGCGGCAACAAATTCGCGAATCAAGACGAAAGAATGAAAAAGTATTTCACAACTATTTTACCACAGGGTAAAACTAGCGGTGAAAAGAGAATCAGAATCCTACCATCAACAGACGGTGGAAGTCCATTTGTTGAGGTTTATTTCCACGAAGTTCAGGTGGATGGTAAATGGGTTAAACTATGGGATCCTAAACAAGAAGGAAAGCGTTCACCTCTTAACGAAGTGAAGGAAAGCCTTGAAGCAACAGGTCGTGAAGAAGATAGCCTTTTAGCGAGGTCTTACAGAGCTCGTAAATTTTACATTGTAAAGGTAATCGATCGGGAACACGAAGCTGATGGACCAAAATTTTGGAGGTTCAAACATAATTCAAAACAGGAAGGAATTCTTGATAAAATTTTCCCGATTTTCCGTAGTAAGGGTGACATTACTGATCCTGAAAAAGGACGTGACCTTATCCTTAACCTAACATTGGCAAAATCCAATAACGGTAAAGATTACACCACCATTAATTCAATTATTCAGGAAGATCCATCCGTGTTGCATGCGAACAAAGAAACCGCAACATCTTGGTTGGAAGATCCTTTGGTTTGGTCTGATGTTTATGCAAAGAAAACCGAAGAATATCTTGAAATGGTTGCAAATGGTGAAACACCTAAGTGGGACAGTGAAAACAAGAAATGGGTTTCAATGTCAACTGAAGATGAAACTATTGGTGGCGGTGGGTCAACCACAGAACCAAAATCCGCAACAAGTGCAAGAACAACCTCGCCAGCGTTGGCTCCTGATCCACAGGACGACGAAGAGCCAGATGAAGATCTTCCTTTTTGAAACGGAAAAACTACCTTTCTAACCTTTCTAGATATTTCTAGTAAATACTAGAAAGGTTATGGAAGGAATTATTGAAAAAAAATGTTTTAAATGTAAAGAAATTTTACCAATTGATAAATTTTATCCACATTCACAATTATTAGATGGTTACTTAAATAAGTGTAAAAAATGCACGATAAAAGATGTACGAAAGAGAGAAAGAGTTACGAGAAGACCCCGAATGGGTCGAGAGGGAGAGAGAAAGAGGGAGAGAGAAATATTATCGGTTAAATTATAAAGATAAGAATAAACCGTCAACGGAGAATAGGAGGAAGATAACTAATACATATCGTCGAAAATTCCCCGAAAAATATATGGCGGCGAAATATACTGAAATTTATTTAACTAAAATTCATGGATTTCATTTACATCATTGGTCATATAATCAGGAAGATTGGTTAGATGTAATTCAATTATCAATTAAAGATCATAATTTTGTTCATAGATACATTATTTACGATACGGAATTGATGATGTATAAAACAAAAGATGGGGAATTATTAGATAGTAAAGAAAAACATCATAATTACATTTTAAAAATAATGAGATTAACAAATAAATAACATATGGCGATTAAGAAAAAAGATTTTTCGGCAATTAAATCAAAATTTTCACAGGAAGCATCGTTTAAATCTGATAGATTTTTCGATTTAGGTGATGCGTTTTTAGATGCGTGTGGAATACCTGGCCCCGCTATGGGACATTTAAACATGCTCCTTGGACATTCAGATACAGGAAAAACAACTGCATTAATTAACACAGCAATTGATGCTCAGAAGAAAGGTATTTTACCCGTCTTCTTAATTACGGAACAAAAATGGACATTTGATCACGCAAAACTAATGGGTTTGGACTGTGATAAAGTGACCGACGCTCAAGGTGGCTCAGATTGGGATGGTTTTTTTCTTTTCAACAATAAATTCGATTACATTGAGCAGATTACCGACTATGTAAACACATTACTCGATGCTCAGGATAAAGGGGAGTTAGATTATGACCTATGTTTCCTATGGGATTCAGTTGGGTCTGTACCTTGTAAAATGACGTTTGAAGGAAAGGGTGGAAAACAACATAATGCATCGACATTAGCAGATAAAATTGGTATGGGATTGAATCAGAGAATCAGTGGTTCACGAAGAATGGATAAGAAATTCACCAACACAATGATTATCGCTAACCAACCATGGGTGGAATTGCCAGATAATCCTTTTGGTCAACCAAAGATTAAAGCAAAGGGTGGAGAAGCTGTATGGTTAAATTCAACCTTAGTTTTCTTATTTGGAAATCAGAAAAATTCCGGGATTACTAAGATATCAATCACGAAAGATGGTAGGAAAGTTAAAATTGCTACTAGAACTAAAGTTAGTGTGATGAAAAACCACGTAAATGGTTTGGGATATGAGGATGGAAGAATTTTGGTTACAGCACATGGATTTATGAAAGGAAGGTCGGATGCGGATGAAAAGAAATCGATTGATGATTACAAAAAATCTGCGGCAGATTACATCACCGATCGTCTAGGGGTTAATCCGTTAGATACCGACGTGAAGATTGTATTGGAATCGAGTGAAGAGTAGTAACGAATAAATGAAAAAAAATGTCTGTCTTATTAGTTGATGGGGATAACCTATTAACCATTGGATTTTACGGGGTTAAAAATTATTTCTATAAGGGTGAACATATTGGGGGAATATTCCATTTCCTCAATACCCTTAGATTATCATTTGAAAATTATCATTTAGATAAGATAGTTGTCTTTTGGGACGGTGAAGATAGTGCTATTCAAAGAAAGAGGATTTATAGTCATTATAAAGAATCTAGAAAATCCCGTCCTAAAACGCCAGAAGAAGAAAGTTCGTACAAGTATCAAAGGGATAGAATTAAGCAATATTTAGAAGAAGTTTATGTTAGGCAGGGTGAATACCCTCAATGTGAAACTGACGACTGTATTGCTTATTATTGTCAGCAACAACCTAATGAAAAGAAGATAATATTCTCTTCAGATGGTGACCTAACTCAATTAGTTGACGATAAAACACAACTTTACAACCCATCCCACAGAAAATTATATAAACCAAAGGATACTTTTGTCTATGACAAAGAGGAAGTCCTAATTGAAAACATAAGTTTGGTTAAAATGTTGTGCGGAGATTATTCTGATGATATTGCAGGAATTAAAGGAATGGGGATTAAAACACTTAAAGGTCTTTTTCCTGAAATCGAAACTCAACCATTAACATTAGAATATGTACGATATAAAACAAATTTTCTTTTCGAGCAAGATAAGGAGAGTAAAATTGTAAAGAACTTAATTACCGGAGTTACAAAATATGGTGTTTTCGGTGATGAATTTTTTGATATTAATAATACCATTGTAAGTTTACAAAAACCATTTTTAACAGATGAAGCGAAAACAAGTATTAACGAATTAATTAACGAAAATTTAGATCCAGAAGGTCGATCGTACAAAAACACGATGAAAATGATGATGGAAGATGGGTTATTTAATGTGTTGCCTAAATCAGATGACGCATGGATAAAATTCCTCAACCCCTTCCTTAAATTAACGAGGAAAGAAAAGAATAATAAACAACAATTAAAATTCTTAAAAAATTAAAATTATGCAAAATCAGGACATTACAAAATTAGAGTTTCTTTTAAAGCTCGAAAACAACATCGTTATTCAGAGATTTTTCAATGTGACTCATCACAATCCAGCATCGAAAACCTCTATTGATCTTTATGAATGTGTCACAAATATTTGTGAAGACATTGCAATAGATTTGAAAGACAGGACCTACGAAATGATGAGTATTGACGATGCTTTCATCTCTGAAGAACAGAGACAAGAGGAGATCCAAAATTATAAAGAAGAAAACTTTATATTAGAAATAAAGCAGGGGGATCGCGTATTTATTTCTAGAATATTTCCTGCTCACATTTATCACCCTAAAGTAAGATATGCGGTAGATATTCGTCCAAAAGTAAGAAAAATTCTAAGTGATTTAACCGATGTGTTATCACAAAAAGAATTGAATAAAGATTACTTAGGTTACGCGTTAAGATAGAAATAAAATATGAGTGATAAAAATTTTGGGTATTTAGGGACATCTTTTCAACAGTCCTTGCTGAAGGCTATTATTGAAGATAAAAAGTTCGCTGTTACCATTATAGATGTTATTGATAGTAAGTATTTTGATGGTCCTTACTTCAAATATCTAATGCAAAACATTAAAGAACTTTATGATTCATTCGGTATTGTTCCCAATTATGAAACCTTATATCAAAAGATTATGGCGGAAAATACCGACATAACTGGAAAGGTTCATGTTGACACGTTAAATGCAATAAAAGATAAGGAAAACGAAAGTGAAGCTCCTTATGTTAAAAGAACGTCATTAAACTTCTGCCGCCAACAAGTCCTGAAAAAGGCGTTAAAGGAATCGGAAGAGATTATGAATCAGGGTGATTTCGAGGAGTATGATAAAATTGAGGGAAAGATTCAGGCTGCTCTTCAGGTTGGTTCAGTAACCGATGATGTTGAAGATATTTGCGATAACGTTGAAGAATCACTGGATGAAGAATCTAGAGTCCCATATGCAACCGGAATAGATGGAATTGATGTTCTTCTTAAAGGTGGAATAGCAAAAGGTGAAATGGCGTTATTTCTTGCCCCGACTGGTGTTGGTAAAACCACATGGTTAACAAAAATGGCTAATTCAGCATATGGACAGGGAGCTAATGTTTTACAAATATTTTTTGAGGATAATTTAGTTGATATTCGTAGGAAACATTACACAATATGGACGGGTATTGTTTCAGATCAGCAACCTAAACACAAAAAAGATATTGTTGAGTTTATGGCTCACCTAAAAGAGGAAAGAAAAAATACTTTAAAATTCGCCAAATTACCAGCTTTTGGTGTAACAGTTGCTGATATTAAAAATAAGATTCGAAAATTAGCTTCCGAAGGATTTAAGTTGGATTTGTTGGTTCTTGATTATATTGATTGTATTGCAGGTGAAGGATCTGTTAATGGTGAAGAATGGAAAGGAGAAGGATCCATTATGAGAAGTTTGGAATCAATGACTGACGAGTTTAATATTGCTATATGGACAGCAACCCAAGGAAACCGTGATAGTATTTCATCAGAAGTTGTTACCACAGATCAAATGGGTGGATCAATCAAAAAGGCTCAAATTGGACATGTGGTAATTTCTGCGGGAAAAACTTTGGAACAAAAAGAAAATAATCTTGCAACTGTAACTATTCTTAAATCTCGTATTGGAAAGGATGGTATTGTTTTTAATAATTGTTTATTTAATAATGAATTATTAGAGATTAGTACTGACACTCAAAATACGTTATTAGGACATATTGAACAGAAATCTGAACGAAAGAAGGAAAGAGCAATTGAGGTTTTCAAAGAAAAGAAAATGAAAGAACTTAAACTCGAAAAGGAACTCGTTGATTTTAAAGAGTCTCTTTCAACTCATAACAGTGATATTAAACCTAGTGTTGAGTTTGATATACCAAAACCCCCTCCGGAAGATAAAGAAAAAATAGTATTAACTCCACAACAAATTACTAAACGAGCTGTTGAAGTGTATAAGGCTAGTAGGCAAATGGAAGGTGTCCCCATATAATAATCATTTAAAATAAATAAATTTATGTTGGAAAGAATACAGAAATCCTATTCTAGTGAAGAGGTTTTAAAAGCAACCCTAGAATATTTCAAAGACGACGAACTCGCATCCGATGTGTGGATGAAAAAATATTGTTTAAAAGACGATAAAAATTACTATGAATTAACTCCTGATGATATGCATCGGAGGATTGCTCAAGAATTGGCACGCGTTGAATCTAAATACCCTAATCCATTAAGCGTCGAAGAGATTTATGAAACTCTGAAAGGGTTTAAAAGAATTATTCCCCAAGGATCTCCAATGTCCGGGATAGGAAACAATTTTCAAGTTGTCTCTCTTTCCAATTGTTTTGTTATTGGGAATGATGGTGAAAGTGATAGCTATGGTGGAATTATGAAACTTGATCAAGAATTGGTTCAGTTGGAAAAAAGACGAGGTGGCGTTGGTACTGATTTGTCTTTTGTTCGTCCATCGGGTAGCCCTGTAAAAAATTCGGCGATAACTAGTACAGGCGTTGTTCCCTTTATGGAGAGGTTTTCACGTAGTACAAAAGAAGTTGCCCAAGACGGTCGAAGAGGCGCATTAATGGAAAGTATTTCCATTAAACATCCAGATTCCGAGAAATTTATTGATGCTAAAATGGAATCAGGAATGGTTACGGGTGCAAATATATCTGTAAAATTGCATGACGATTTTATGGAAGCTGCAATGGGTGGTAAAATGTACAAACAACAATTTCCTATTGATAGTAAGAATCCATCGTTTGTAAATGAAATTGATGCCCAGAAATTATGGAAGAAAATTATATATAACGCATGGAAATCAGCCGAACCGGGAATTCTTTTCTGGGATACGATCATTAAAGAAAGTGTTGCTGATTGTTATGCTGATCAAGGGTATAAAACAATTTCCACTAACCCATGTGGCGAAATTCCTTTATGTGCTGATGATTCATGTAGGTTATTAGCATTGAATTTATTTGGATATGTTGTTAACCCATTTACCACAGAAGCTAATTTTGATTGGGAATTATTCGAGAAAGATGCACAAATTTCTCAACGATATATGGATGACATTATTGATTTGGAAATCGAAAAAATAAACACTATCATTGGTAAAATTGATTCAGATCCAGAAGATCCAAAGATAAAAAGAGTTGAACGTGAGTTATGGGAAAGAATTAAAGATAAAACCATTCGTGGGCGTAGAACTGGTCTTGGGGTAACAGGTGAGGGTGATATGTTGGCAGCTTTGGGGTTAATATATGGAACTGACAAGGCTACCGATTTTAGTGAGGAAGTACATAAAAGATTAAAATTAAATTCATACCGTTCAAGCGTCATTATGGCAAAAGAAAGGGGATCATTTCCGATATTCGCCGTAAAAAATGAGGTGAATAACCCATTTATTCTCCGTATCAAGGATGAAGATCCTGAATTATACGACATGATGGAAAAATTTGGTCGTAGAAACATTTCCTTATTAACCATTGCGCCAACGGGAACTGCAAGTATTATGACTCAAACGACTTCAGGTATTGAACCAGTATTTCTTCCTGTTTATAAGAGACGTAGAAAAATTAATCCACAAGAGAAGGGAACAAGAGTTGATTTTATCGATGAAGAAGGTGTTACTTGGCAAGAATATCCCGTTTTTCACCACAATTTTGAATTATGGTTGGATCGTGCGGGATTTGACGTTGACCGAGTTAAACAAATGGAAATTGATAACATAATTAACGAGATTGTGCCACAATCTCCATATTATAAGGCCACATCAAATGATGTTGATTGGGTTAAAAAGGTGGAAATGCAGGGGAGAATACAGAAACATGTCGATCACTCCATTTCGGTGACTGTAAACCTACCAAAGGAGACTACTGAAGAAGTTGTTTCTAAAGTATATGAAACAGGATGGAGAAGTGGGTGTAAAGGTTTAACCGTGTATCGTGATGGTTCTAGAAGTGGTGTATTAGTCAGTGCTACTGAGAAGAAAAAAGAAGTTATACCTGAAGAGATTCATATAGCAAAAAGACCTAAAAGATTAAAAGCCGATATTCATCGTTTTCAGAATAATTTGGAGAAGTGGATCGGTGTAGTTGGAATCAGGGATGGAAGACCTTATGAAATTTTTACGGGTAAACTCGAAAACGGATTAAGCAACTTACCTCCAAGCGTAAAAGAATGTGAGGTAGTAAAGAATATCGTCGATGCTGTCGATTCTGAAGGAAATGTTATAAAAATTAAAAGGTATGACATTGAATATGTTGATAATGACGGAATTAAACACACTCATACTGGGTTAAATCACGCTTTTAACCCCGAATTTTGGAATTATGCAAAATTAGTTTCAGGTGTTTTACGTCAGAGGATGCCACTTGTATATGTTTATGATTTAGTTGAATCTTTAACATTTACCGAAGATTATATTAACACATGGAAAAACGGTGTTGCTAGGGTTATCAAGAAATATATTAAAGACGGTGAAAAGGGTAAGGGTAAATGTCCAAATTGCGGTAGTACTCATCTTGAGTTTAAAGAAGGGTGTTTAATTTGTATGGGATGTGGAAATACCAAATGTGGATAATATAAAACTATAAAATAAATTAAATTATGATTCCATTAGAAACAAAACTCATCGTGGTAGGCGAACAAGAGAAAATTGTTGAAGGATACTTTCTTACGGTATATGATATGGTAAGAATGGTGAGAGATTTCCAAGTTGATTCCCGGGACGGATTTGTAAGTAATGACATTTCCTATTTGGAAGAGTGGTTAAAGAAATGTAAAAGGTTATAAGAAAAGGTGGGGATTGTTCTCCACCTTTTTTTGTATTTACTGGATATTTATTATATTATATATTAAATTTATGCCCAAAAAAATCTACATATTAACCGAATCCCAAATACAACGAGTTGTTGACGAAGTTATTAAAGAACAGTCCGAAAAAATCTACACTGATTTTGATAAAGCATGGGATTATAAATTATCTAATAATCAATGGTATGGATCACGAAAGGGAACTAATAAATGGTTATCTTTAGCCAATTACCCTGATGCTATTAAAAAATTAAATAATAGATATAATCCAAAACCAGTTGCTCAGACAGCACAAAATGTTGCGAAAACGGTTAATACTACGGCCAATAAAATTAAATCTACCACTTCAACATTTCCGGAAAAACTAAGATCAACAGGTGATGCTATTATGGATAAAGTTGACGAGTTCGGTAATAAAATAAAATCGGCCAGCGATGTTATAGGTAATAAATTAAATGCTGCTGGCGATGTTATAAGTGATAAATTAAGTGCAACGGGTGATGCGATCAGTAATAAAGTAAAAGAAGGTGTCGGCGATATTAAGGGATTTATGAGAAAAATGGCTCCTAATGTGGCTCAAATGTTTTTTACCCGTCCATTAACTGGATCCGATTTTACGAAATCACAAAGAAATGTTATTTACAACGTTATTCAAAACGCAATTAAAAAGGGTAAAAAACGAGAACGTGGTGTTACTGATTATTCTGATTACGGAGGAAAAATTAAAGAGATTTTCGACACTAAAACAGGGGCAAGCACCAAAGATATTTTATTAAGAACGGCAACCGATCCTTATTTTCAAGTGGCGTCCACTCTTGGAGCATTTACATATCAATTACAGAAAGATGGTACATATAAAATTATAGACACATATGATTTTAGTAAGGGTATTGGTTATACGGTAAGTAAAGAAGAAATTAAAGGAATGTCTTTTTTGGAACAAATGTCATATGTAATGAAAAAAGATAATTTAACTCCATACAGAGCCGCCAGACAAATTGCTTATATTGAACATCCAGATACTGCGGATGAAAATGATAAAGTTAAAATTAGTTTAATTATTAACCCAAAAGAATTTTCCGCTTAAGCTTTTCTATCTTAAATTTTTGTTTTAAAATTAATAAGAAAAAAACGAAAATAATGAATGGTTGTAGAAATACAAACAATATAAGATTCATTGTATTATATGAAATTTCAAAAACCCTGGCGTAAAACATAATACAATCACAGCACCATAAGAATAATTCGTCAGAGTTCCCAATATCATTAAATAATGTATGATATAGTTCCCCTTGAGTAGAATAATCATTGTGAACATAAAAATAATACTTATGAACGGGTTCTTGAGCGTTTAATAAAACTGTTACCGAACTGAGGAATAGTATAATTATTATCTTTTTCATCCAACAAAGGTAATTAAAAAAAGTTAATATCCAAATTTTTTATTTCTTAATATTTATCAAATATGAGTACTTACGGAATAGATTATCCTTTTAGGAACAGTGCAATTGGGAATTATGTTCAGATGACCGGAACTCCAGAGAGAGAAGTTAGAGCTGATCTAATTCATTTATTGTTAACCCGTAAGGGTAGTCGTTATTTTTTACCTGATTTTGGAACTCGTTTATATGAATTTATTTTTGAACCAAACGATTCAATTTCATATACACAAATAGAGGATGAAATCCGGGAGGGTGTTAGGAAATATATTCCTAACTTAGATATTAACTCAATAAACATTGTTAGTGCCGATAATGATCCTGAAGTTCCCCAAAGTCCTTCAGAAGAGGAAGATGAAAGGTTATTTAGGGTGTCAGATAGTTCTTCGAAAGCATATACAGCCAAGGTACGACTTGATTATACAGTAAATAATGGAGCATTTTCAACATCAGATTTTGTAATAATAAACATTTAATATGCCAAAACAGATATCATATGGAGTAAGGGATTTTGCCAGTTTAAGAGATGAATTGGTTAAGTTGACAAAACAATATTATCCCGATTTAGTATCCAATTTTAATGACGCATCAATTTATTCAGTTTTATTGGATTTAAACGCTGCTGTATCAGATAACCTACATTTTCACATTGATAGAGTGTGGCAAGAAACCATGTTGGATTTTGCACAGGAAAAGAAATCGTTATTTCACATTGCAAAGACATACGGTATAAGGTTACCGGGGTTAAGACCATCCGTAGCTTTATGTGATTTCAGTATAAATGTTCCCGTTTATAAGGATAAAGAGGACTCAAGATATGCAGGTATTTTAAAAGCTGGATCTAAAGTTGTTGGTGGTGGGCAGACATTTGAGGTTCTTGAAGATGTTGATTTTTCAAGCCCATTTGATAGTTCTGGAACAACAAATAGAACAAAAGTTCCAAATTTTAATAGTAATAATAAACTTATTTCATACACAATAACAAAGAGAGCCCCCGTTGTTAACGGTGTCACCCGAATTTATAGAAAAGTTATCGGAACTCCCGATCAAAAACCGTTTCTAAAATTATTTCTTCCGGAGAAGAATGTTTTAGGAATTACATCAGTTATTCATAAGAACGGAACAAATTATAACGCAAATCCAACATCCGAAGAATTTATGTCCTCATCAAATAAATGGTATGAGGTTGATACGTTAATTCAAGATGACGTGTTTATTGAAGATCCGACATCTGCTTCCGATACTGAAAATTATAAAGCTGGAAATTATACTAAAGTAAACAAGAAATTTTATACTGAATACACGCCCGAAGGTTATTTTTCATTAACATTCGGATCAGGTAACGTTGACCCGATGGATAATTTGGACAATTATATGACAGGTTCAATGAAAGTTAATTTAGCAACTTTCTTAAATAACACTTCTTTGGGCGAAATTCCACAACCTAACAGTACAATGTTTATAAAATATCGTGTTGGAGGGGGTAAAGATACGAATATAGGGGTTAACGTCATCACGACTATGGATACCTATGATTTTGTTGTAAACGGTCCAAATTCGTCTATAAACACCCAAACAAGTCAATCGTTAAGAGTGACAAATATAACCCCAGCAATTGGGGGAGCAGATGCCCCAACAATTGATGAGATGAGAAATATGATAGCATATAATTTTTCAGCACAAAATAGAGCGGTAACACTTAACGATTACAAATCTATAATTGAAAAAATGCCATCTACATATGGAGCTCCAGCAAAAGTGAGTGTGATGGAAGAAGATAATAAAGTTCGTGTTAAATTATTGTCTTATGATGAACGTGGTAATTTAATCGACACAGTTTCCAATACATTAAAAAACAATGTAATAAATTACATGACTAATTATAGGATGTTAAATGATTATATTGACATTCAAAGTGGTGAAGTTATTGATATGGGTGTTGAGGTTGATTTAGTTGTTAATAAAAACGAAAATTCTACCGATATTGTGAAATTGGTTATTGAGGAAATAACATCATTTTTTGATATTACAAAAAGAAAAATGGGAGATCCGTTATTGGTTGGTAATTTATCAAAAGAAATTGGAAATGTTTCGGGAGTTATAAACGTTGTTGCAATCCGTGTATTTAACAAAATTGGGGGAAATTATTCATCATCTGAGGTTTCCCAATCATATGTCGATGATACAACTAAAGAAATAAGACAATCTGACAGCACAATTTATATGAAGACCAATCAGATTTTCCAAATCAGATTCCCAAACATTGATATAAAAGTTAGAACAAAAAATCTCGCTTCGACTACATATTAATTTGTTTTTTATGTATCTTATAGAAAACTGGTAAGTTTCTATTTATATATATGGTACAAAAACATCGAATAAGCACAAACATTGGAAGGGATCAACGAGTAAATGTAGATATTAAACAGAATTTCGATATTTTAGAAATTCTTTCACTTAAATTTACACAAAAAGATATATATGCCTCAGGGGCTTGCTCGGAATATGGTGTAGTTGTGGGTCGTGTATCGGCTAACAACGGATTCGGAATTCCAAACGCAAAGATATCGATTTTTATCCCTCAAACATCTACGGATTCTATTGATCCCGTTATTTCTAAATTATATCCATATCAAGAAATTAGTGAAAAGGACGAAGACGGCTATCGTTATAATTTATTACCAGAAAGAAAACAACATTCAGGGCACGAACCAACAGGAACATTTCCAGACCAAGAAGATATTTTATCCAGAGAAGAAGTCCTTGAGGTTTTTGAAACTTATTACAAATATACAGTAAAAACAAACCAAGCTGGTGATTTTATGATATGGGGAGTCCCAATTGGTGTTCAAACAATACATGTTGACATTGATTTATCAGATATAGGATGTTTTTCACTCAGACCATATGATTTTATAAAGGCGGGATTTGGTGAAAATGAATTTGAGAGGTTTTATAAATTCAAATCAAGCCCGGATATGGACGGGTTGCCACAAATTATAACCTTTAACAGAAGTATTGAAGTTTACCCATTATGGGGAAATGAAGATTTATGTGATATAGGTATTTCCCGGACAGATTTTGATTTAAGTGAAAAGGGAATTACAATTAATCCCATTTCATTAATTCTTATTTCTAGTATTACCGATGATAGTTCAGACGCTGTTAAACGAAACGGAAAAATAAGGAAAAATACGGGATTCAAATGTAATTTACAAACATCAGGTGGATACATTGAATGTGTACGTCAAACAGGTAAGACCGTTTATGGGTCTAATGGAGTAACAACATACCCGGAACTTGAGTATTTCACAATTGCTGAGGTTATTGATGAAGATGGTGTTGCTATGGCAGCTCTCCCAATGAATTTGGAGTATGTTTATACAGATGAATTTGGGGTAGAACAAATCACAAACGACCAAAATAAAGGTATTCCAACAACGGCAATAGCTAGATTTAGGCTTTCATTGGATTTTATCGGATCAAAAGTTGCAACGGCAAATTATTTAGTACCAAATATTAGAGAGTTCAATCCAAGTAATGACGGGGTGAATAATAAATATGAATACTATGAAGGTATGGTTGCTTCATACATATTTTCTGATGTTTTTGAGGATTACCTTATTCCACCAACGCCAGAAGGGTTAACACTTAATTCAACTGGATATGATAATACCGCTAAAACGAATAAAAAGGAACTTATGTTGGGGACAAATAATAATGGTATCCCCGAAGATTATTTTTATAAATTTATTTACGGTAAAGTATATACGGTATCATCATTTCAAGGAACACATTATGAAACTGGAAGAAGAGATGCATTTTTGGGTATTAAACAAATTCGGCCATCTCAAGATGAGGACTGTGCATCAAGTGCAAATTATATTCCAACAAATTTTGGATATAAGAACCGAGCAAAATTCGCATTATTATTAGCACAAGTTATATTGTTTGTGCAATATATCTTTGCTGCTATTTTAATAAAATTTTCGGAAATTATTGGAAAATTCTTTTATGATTTAAGTAGGTTATTTTTTAATATAGGTATTCGTAAATGGAGACCTTTTAGAAAAATATCCGAACGGTTTGAAAACGCGGCATATAATATGCAGGAAAAGTTTACAAAACAGCTTCCATTAACAATTTATCCTGATTGTGAAGAATGTACAAGTGATTCTGATTCTCAAACTGAAGATACATCATTTTTAAATGATTATTGTAGAGTTGGGGAGTTAAAAATGAAGGTATCATTAGTAGATCGTAAGGTTCGTTTAGTATCTACTGGATCAACTACCGATTTTCTAAATTTAATAACACAAAATAGTTTTTTAACAACAGGTATCAATGAATTATTTCCTGGCGAAATGGCTAGAGATCCCGAAGGGTTATGTACTCTTGCTGACACTATTACTTATGATAGTGGAGCATTTCAATTGAAAAACCTTAACGATATAGTAATTTCACCGACACCAGATGACGGTATACCCTCACGATATATTGTTGCGGTTTATCCGTTCGTTAACAGTTGGGTTGCGACGGGAACAACATTATTTAGTGATTTTATTGGATATTTAAACACTACAAGTCCCGATATTGATGTTGTAAATCAGAGGTTTTTTTATACAACGCCGGGGGGTGTTCCTAGTATATGTCTTGGTAATGGAATTGGTGCAGGATCCGAAAGATTCTTTACTTATGAAGAGTTTAATGAATTAACAGGTGCTGATTTTGACATATTACCAGCTGGTGTAACAGAACATTTATATGCTGTGGCTAGAATATATGACAGATCTCGATTAAAGGGCGTCCCTGTTACAGGATCAACTTTAAATGTGGAAGATGGATGTTTAAAATACGATAAAACATATAATGAAGATATTACCCTTGGTTATATATATGGAACGGGTTCAACCTATGAGCCTGTAAGTTTGCCAACAGCACCAGATTACTTACCTGGTACTAATGACAATTTTATATCATACTCAACTGCTCCTGGGTTCAGAGAATATTTAAAAACACAGACACCTCCAGCCCCTTATTCACAATTAATGTCTACTATTATTGCTAGTTCTGGGTCTGGAAGATTACCATTAAAAAAATATTTTAAAAAAATCCCAAACGCAACATATGACAGAAAAACCAAATCAGGGTGGTCTGAATTTAGAGATGGGATTTTTACAATAATACCCGTAATTAATGGAAGAAGTTATAATTTATTAGCGTTACAAGAATGGTATAGAAGGAAGAGAATCGGGTTAGCTTTCTGTGGAGGAGTTGTAAATTATTCCTTTATCGATAATTGGTTAAATGGATTATTATATTTCTTTAAGTTTGATAAGAGAGTAAGATGGGATAATGAAGGTAATTACGATTTGAACCAAAGAGGTACGAAATTCCCAAGAGAATTAATATTCTATAATATTTTAGACAAAAAGTTTTATTATCGAAGTTGTCCTTATGATTATAATTCTGAAAATTTTATTGGGCAGTTATTTGATGATAAACGAGAAATTCTACATCCAACGACGTTTTATGATGTAGGAGTACGAGATGAGTTTTTAAATGAAATATGTTTAGACCCAAGAGTTGACCCAAATTGTTCTGTTATCAGAGATATTTCAACCACATCGTACCAAGATCCCGCAACTATTGCTGAATATGCTATAAACTATCGTTTGGATGTTTCAGATGGGGATTTCGATATCGATGATTTTTTTAGTGGGTCAAATTATGGATCAAATATTAAAGTGCTCGATGGAGATATTACCCAATTAATGTCAATAAACTGTGAAACGGGAATTGAGGCGTTTGATTTAGATTCACCACATTATTTTATGTATAATGGGGATTATTTAGATCCTGAAAGCCTCACATATGCAGCCTATTTTAAACAAGGTGCTAATTTTAACCCAATTCCGATAGATTTAAAATTTGATTTTAACGGAACATTTGTAAGAGGTTGTTTAAATTACCGTCTAGGTGATTATTCTCAAGTTGTACCGTTTTATTTATGGAATAAAGGTGGTGAGGGTTTCGGTCCAGCAGGTGATGACTCCGACAATCAAACTTGGGATAAAGGTGCAATTGCATCAATGAAGTTACAACGACTATTTTCGGTAAGTGGGTACACATTATATGATTTAGGTACTCCTACTATTCCGGGACATAGTAATTATGTTATGTCAAATGGAGAAGAAGAATATCTTCTAAAACCCATAACGATTAACCATAATACCTATTGGTGGTATGGTGATTTTGAAGATTCATTAGAAAGATTTGAGAAAATTAGTTACGATGCTCCGTCACATACTGGTTCAGGTGAAGCACAGAGTTTAATGGGATATAATGACGGTCAACTTTGGTTGGAGGTTACTGGCGGGTCATTAAGTGATCCAATCCATGGTAATTTGTGGGTTGTGGTAAATAGTACATGGGTACAATCTCCAGGTTATTATTACGAGGGGTCTTATGAAACATTTTTACCTCAAACAGTTAAAAATTATGTTTCAAACAGACAGGTTCTTTCAACACCATTTTTATTTTATTTTGGATTAAAACCAGGTAGTACATCGCTGGATATTTTAACAAAATATTTTGGGTCTAAAGATGCATTTGGAACGACTGAAGTACAGTGCCCAACATTTGGTACCACTCCAACCCCATCACAAACATCCGCCCCCGGATCTAGTGTTCCACCGACACCCCAAGTATCTGGTATATCTACGGTAACACCGACGCCGACACCAACGAGGACCATCCCACCAGCCCCATCTTCCGCTGGAACGTATTATTATTTTCAGGCCGACACATATGAATGTTTAGAAGGTCGTACTGAACCTTTGCCGTGTGAAGAGGGTGGTCCACTCTCTAGTGTGTGGATTTATTGTGATGAATCAGTATTGGCACTTAATCGTTATTATTATAATATTAATGACGATCGAATGTATAAAATAACTTCTGGATCATATACCGAAGCTGGCTGGATCTCCCAAGGTTCCCCGTTAGCTTATGAAGTTGTATTTTTTGGGCCAGGAAACGCCACTTGTTTGTGTCCGAATGCGTTAATAGCATAAAAATGAGTAGAATAATAAAACATACAATAGTGCAAGTACCAAGGGAATTTTAGAATGTAATGGAAAATAAAAAAATTATATCGCCCGAATCAAGATACGAAAACGCTCCCGCGGTTGATATGTCTATGCGTGTAGGTCTTGAGAATGAAAAATCACTTTTGAGAACCGACGATAGAAATGTGATATTAGATTTAACTGAACAGTTTTCAAGTGAGAGATCTGCTTGTAATAGATATAAGTTTTATGGAAAAATGAAAATGATTTTCAAAAACCTTTATCTTGGGATATCAGATTACCAATATCTAGAAGAAAGATTATCGTTAGAAAGTGACGGTACTGATGAGTGTTTTGCTGGGTATCTTCCATATAATGAGTTTGCCTTTTTGAGACGGGATGTTTATCGAGAAGTAATTGTTGAACAATCTTTAGATGATTTACAGGATTTTAACGGATTTGAATTAACAACTTCAGGAACGACGGTTCATAGAGAAATTACACCATCCAACTCTTACTTATTTAATTGGAATTTTTATTTAACATATATTTTTGGGCATGATTCGGAATATCCAATGAAATATACTATAACGGGTGAAACTACATCAACTTTTGATTCTGCATTAGATTTTGTGAGTGGTGATGGGATACCTTTTAGAGTTGCAGAACTTGGTGGATATGCATATGTACTTACTAGCCCTGTTAAACACGGAATAAGTCAAGGTGAATATATTTTAATTGATGAGTACCCAACACCATTTTATGTATATTCTGTTGGAAATAATATATATAGGTCTGAAGATTATGTTATTACATTACTTAAATCACAAGTTGGTGGTTATAGGTTTAACGGATTGGTTACAGGTAGAAGATGTACTGATATAAATGATATCGAAAACTCCACTTCACAATATTATGTTCATTTACATAAAACATTAACTGATCCAACCGATCATATTATTGATAAGGTTGGGTTCGAATCACCAATATGGGAAGATGAAATTAAATTATTATACGAAAATAGTGTAGGTACAAATGATGTTATTGTGGAAAGAAATAGAATGGAAGCTATTCTATTCGACCATTTTAACCCATTCGTTTTATCGGGTATTACCAATAATTTAGGATATACTCCGACCGATTTGTATACTAGTATCATTTTCAGAAATGGAAATGGATATTTTAATTACCCGCCAAAAGTCGGATGGTCATTCCATTTTCACGATAGTTGGATAGATGAACATTTTGATGGGAACACTACAAGGGAGGATTCTATTCCGAGTCAGGCATTTAGTGGAGCAGGAGGAACTTCCGGGTTTGTTGCAGGTCTTCCTTGTCCTATTGGAACAGTATTACACGGGGCGTTCGTAGAATACGACCCTAAGTCTATGAAAGAAAGGGTAATATCTGAAGCATTTCATAAAATATCAACTAATCCTAATTTTTTCAATCACGGTCAGGATGATCCGAATGTTTATTCGGGGGCATCGTCTACAAATATGATTGGGTTATATTATCAACCCCATTATAGGTTTAAAATGAGGGAATTATCCCCATATACTGAAACATCAGCAACTAATCAGATTTACAATTTACCTGAAAATGCTAGATTTTTCGCCAATGAGAAAATATGGAGATGGAGAGATTTATATGAAGTTGGATATGTAGATCCAGATGGATATGGAACGGATTATCCATTTATGAATGATATTCATTATGTTCATAAAGATATTAATTTTTATTTAAGAAACGAACAGGTTTATACGAATAAGAAAGATGGGTTACTTTCCTTTAACAATAGGAAATCGGCGGATGTTTGTCCTGATCCAGCTCCAAATGACCCTGTTAATATTACTATAAATCCTACTCCTAGTAACACACCTAGTAACACACCTTCGAGAACTCCGTCAGTTACACCGTCAGTAACTCCATCTATAACGCCGTCTGTAACGGTGACCAGAACTCCATCAATTACACCAACAGTAACGCCTACAATAACACCTACGAGAACACAATCGGTTACACCGTCACCAACGGATTGTAAGGTTACTCCGTCAATATCGGTTACCCCATCAATTACGCCATCAATTAGTGTAAGTGTCACTCCAAGTGTAACACCATCTGTAACACCTAGTGAGACTCCAAGTGTAACACCATCTGTGACTCCATCTGTGACTCTATCTGTGACTCCTAGTGAAACTCCAAGTGTAACACCTAGCCTGTGAGTGTAACATCGAGTGTGATTCCGTCAGTAACACCTACTATAACTCCTAGTATAAGTATAACACCGACCGTTACACCGTCGATAACTCCGTCCACGTCTTGTGCAATGCCAGCTGGGGTAACTTCAATGACTTTCTGGTATTCTGACACATTCCATGGTAGTTTCTATGGATCATTATCCTTAACATGTGCGGCTCTTGATACGTGGGGAACTTATAGCAGATCTGGTAGTGTGGGAAGAGTGGAGGATACATCTTTACCTCCTGGTGAGATAGTATATAGTAATACGGGAACTAGTTGTAGTCCTGTCGGATCTCTAAACGGATATTTCATTGTAGATTCGGGCAGTACCCCATATATAGTTTACGTAGATCATGGAATTGTCGATACATTCCCTGTTGCGTGTCCAGATCCAACCCCAACAATGACTCCAACACCAACAGTTTCGGTTACCCCATCAATTACAGTTACACCGACGATAACACCGTCACCATCACAAGTGGCAATGATGTGTGTAAATAGTGTGCCTACTTTCCAATCATCTTCACAAAATTTGGTTGGGTTGTTAACGGTGGGTAATGTGCAATTAGCTTCTGGTACTCTTGGTAATTATGTAATTGATTGGAAAGTTAATAGTGTAACGGGAGCAACCACATTAACGTCAGGTAATGCGGGAAATAGTGATCCTGAAATTCAATCATTTCATCCAATTAATTCAGAATTAGTACAGGCTGGTGTATTATATCCAGTTATACGTTATATTAATATTAATTCGGTAAATTATTCCCCGCATCAAGAAATGACGCAATATACGTATTCGCCAGATTTAGCAAATTGTTTACCAACTATCTCTGTTGTCGCAATGAGCTGTCAAAATCAGAATACGGGAGCCACTTATGGACACACAGTAACATACACAAATACAACTCAGCCAGGTACGCTTGCTAACCGCCAACTTAGATATGATTTGAATCCTGATGGTTCTACACAGGAAATTGCTTGGGATTTTGCCGGATATACCATAGCAGATAGATTAACAATAAAATATATGTCGGATAGTGGTATTACTGAAACGGTTATTGATGACTGGGTTGTCGGATCTGATTGTACTGGGTACACGTTTTTCGGTTCTTATCCGCATTTATATGATAGTACGTCTCTATCATCCACTTTTAATCTTACAGGTTACACGTATCAACCTGGTGATTATATATTATTTGAAGTTCGTCCTGGATATAATAATCCAACAAATACAGATACAAATTGGAGATTACAACTTCAATGTTTTAGTGAGGGTAATGAATTTGATTGGTTTTTTATGCCTCCAGAGGCTAATGATTTAATCACTGGTAGTACGATGACATTAACATATGACTCAGTTAATTGTAGATATATTTTTGAATGTCAGACGGTTTCGGGAAAAACAGATTACTATGACGCCGACATATACAGATATTTAGATGCTTCAGCATATGGTGGTAATTGGGAACAGGTACAAAAATTATATATTGCCTCATCTTCTGGAGCAACATCAGATTATGAAACTCCATATGGAACACCTGTATTACTTAACGGTGTGTTAAATATTGGGGTAACAGGAAGCACACATGAAATAGAATATACATTTACCAATGTGAATGATTATTATAGTTATAAAAATTCATATACAGGTGCAACTGTGACTAGCAAATGGTTAGAGATATCTTCTGATCCAACTAATAAAAATTATTATTCAGATTTTCAAGGTCTTCAAAGAATATCTATGTCGTCTGGCGACACATATACAACTGAATATCCATATTTTTCAGCAGCCTCAACATGGACATTTGACGACGCAAATCGTAAGATTCATATAGATATGGTAAGTAGAACAAATGGTTTTCCAAATATACCGTGTGATAATACACGTTCTGCTTTTGATGGCCTTGTTTCTTCAATAAATTATTGGTATAGTGGAAAGACTCAAAATTATTCAACGATATGGGGATCTACAAATATATTTCCATTTATTACTTATGACACAGTTGATAATACAACAAATACGGCAAGTAAATCAATTTATTTGATCATACGCAAAGGAATTTGTCAACATTCTGGGTATGATTTTTCTGACCCTGAATGGTATACATCTGGAAGTGGTACATTTGTAGATTGGAGATTTAATAAATTAAATATCCGTGTTGATATTACGAATATGAGCGATCCTGAAAATAATTTTGAAGTTTATAATTATCTAAATGAAGATGGGACATCAGGTGTAGCCAAATTAGTATATAAAGTAGGAACGTAATGAGGATAATAAATAATAATAACGACAGAACTATTTTAATTAATAGTGAAACTAATTTCGGTACGGATTTGGGGTGGGAAGAATGCTTTCAAGAGTTTGAACATGAAACTCTAAAATCTATTATTAACCCAACTGAGAACTTCGAAACGGTTCGGTATATTCATAGTGGGTACACAAGTGAGCTTGGAATTGAACAACACGATATTTGGCATGAATTTTATTTTTACCAATCAAATGGTACACATAACGGAGGAATGAATTATGAACACATTGGTCTATCTGGCGAGAATAATTATAAATTGTTAAGGACGGATAATACAAGTTTTTTCAGATTAGAGTTTTATAAAGTTCCGGAGGGTGAAACACCAAATAGTAAAAATAGAAAATTAGTTTTCACAAAACAACTCCCAATTCCATTGGGAGAACAGGTATATTATAACCCAATTAGTCAAAAAGTTTATGTTCCTGTGTTTTCCGGATCAAATTATAGAAATAGTGAAAATATGTTTTTATATTGGTTTCAAGATGATACTGTTTTAGAGGGTACAATGTTATCGGGTAATACTTTTTATTTGGCGGCTAAATTTTATAATACTATTGATGGAACAAGTATCGCGTTTTTGAATAAGAATAAAAATATTAATCAATCAATTGACGAAACAGAAGATATGTATCGTAAAATGGTGATAAACAGGGATGATTACTCTTATGTTATTTATACAGGAATAACTGAAGACCATAGAGGAGGTCAAAGTACTAGCTATACCCCACTTAAATGGTATGCAGGATCAATTTCAACTAGTTCGTTGAATCCGTATATTCCACCGACGCCATCTATAACGCCAACGATATCGGTAACTCCTTCAAGAACACCAACGATGACGCCAACACCAACAATAACCCCGTCGATAACACCATCTCCAGGAGTTCAATTTTGTTATACAGGTAGATGGGCATTTGGTGACCCTGTTTATCCTGACGGTGGAAGATTGGTATATGTTGCAACAAATGGGACAACTATAAACCTTACTAACATTTATAGTTCTCAGCCTTGTACTTGTATATATGTACAAAGCATTATATTTCAGTATGGAATTGATTTATGTACACCTTAGAAATTATGAAAAGATACAAATATGAAATATTATCAGGTGTAACTGGAACAACATTCCAAGTTCCAATATTTTTGGAAGCTTCTGTGGATGAAATGGG